GAATAAGTGCGTACCATCCAGCACCTCTACGATTCTCAGGTTTGGTTAAAATTAGAAATACAATATCAAAAAGATATATTACGATTAATATAATTAGAATCGTCGGCATATTTAACTTGCGTTTGTGAGAACGTTCAGTTCTATTTGTTCGTTCAACGTTTGATTTTCAATTTTTTTGTTTGAAATTACAGTTCGCCCTGAAAGTTCACATTGAAAAACATTACTTTTTGATTTAACCTCGGCCTGTTCCTTTAATACAGATTTTTCAACTGTCGAATCAGAAACTCGTGAACCGTTATAAAGTTCGCTATATGAAACATTTGATTTTTTACAAACAACTGTCCAATTTTTTAAAATTGAACTTTTAATTATCGGTTCATCATAAATATCAACGTTATCGTGAATTTCTGAATCTTCAATTTGGGCGTTCCCCCATATTCGAACCTTATCACTAACAACTGTATTTTTCAAATTAACATTTTCAAATACTTGACAGTCACCTGTTACAAATGAATTTTCAAGTTGAGCATTATCATAAACTTTTGCAAGTTGCGAAACCCAACTGTCGTCTTCTTGACTTAAATTTTTTTCACTCTGAATGTATCCGCCAATCGTGCCCTCTCTTATAAATTGGGTTTTACATTGAAAATCTTTCAACGCTAAAACTCGATATAATTTTACAGGTAGACCTTTTTTTGGATGTTTCCAAGTGATGTGGTCGTTTTTTAAAATTTGATACTTCATTAAGCCTGAACTCCTTTTTGATTGATTGACCAATTATTTTCAGAATCTTTGGTCAAATTCCAACCGGAATCATTTAACAAGGCTTTGATTTCCTGAAAATACCTTTGCGTTTGGTATTCAGGTTTGAACTTAAAAGTGTGATTTTGCATTTTAGTTTTTACATCATTAATTGCAAGATGTAATTGGGTAGGAAACGCAAACAATTCCTGCGGTGTGGGAAATATGTTATTCTCCATAAAATTCTTCGTACTCCTCTTCTATTTCAGTTTGTTTAGGTTTAACTTCCTTGATATTAAGGAAGCGGGTTAATTTGCTACTGTTATTGAATTCAGTCATTCCGGTATTATAGTTTTTTAGATGAAAAGCACCGTCCTCAAACCATTCTACCATATTAACATCAACAATAAAATCTTCATACGGAACATCATATTTCTGCCATACTTCTAAAATAGCATCATTTCTATTTTCAGAATTAACTGAAAAACACGCTCCGTCATTCATTAAAATTATATATTTCATTTTGAAAATTTTTTACACGCCTTGACATAAATGATTTGCAGCCTTACAAGCGATTTGATCTTCCCATTGGTCGGGCATATGAGCATTTTCTTTGTATTTCACCATATATTTGAAATCATAACCCAATGCCCAACCTTTTGCTGCGGAAACCAACCGATTTGAAACGGTGTCAACAAGGTTGTTGTAATCAAATTCCAACATAATCATTTCTTTTGGAATAATTTGTTCTTGGGTCAATTTCAACGCAACGTCGATAGTTAATTGACATTCGCGTAAAAGTTTGGTAAATAAATCGGGCTTGCCACTTTCTGTTCTATAACTTTGAACTTTTTCTTTAACGAAGATAAAATGAACTCCTTGTTTACCATATCTAAACGCAACTACGGTGTAATAATAAACAAAACCATGTGCTGCACTGGAATCCGTTCCGATATGAATTTTTAAATCAGAACCATGTTTGATTCGTTGTTCCAAACAATGTTGAATTAGATCAACATTTTGACGTTTGTAATTTTTAAATTGCATTGTTCAAAAATTTAATCATCCTCGCCGGGCTCATCTTCTGTTTCTTCAACTTCACTCATATCATGATGAATGAAAATTGGACGTGGATACAATTTGATTGTAGGTTCGAGTTGGAGAAACTTATCAATTCGTTTAACCAAAGTTTCATGAAATTCAAATACGACGGCGCTGTTACCGTCAATAAATTCGATTAAAGTTTCTTCGGGAGAATCCGGAATCTGCATCATTGCTGCAATTTTTTGAATATCATCTCGCCGAATATATGAATATGCAATTACATCGGTCTCAATTTGTTCGCCTTTTTTTCTTTTTCCTTCCGCAATTTCTTCCGGAGGTAAATCAAGTTTTTTGGCTAATTCATTTATTGACTTGGGATAAATCCCATTATACAACACGCGCACTTTAAACCAGTTTGGATTCATTATTTTCTTTTAATTGTTAACTTTAATGTAGAGTCTCTGAAATAAATATCTACGTTTTCTTTATTAATAATTACACAACCACGTTCAATATCAAAACAACATCTGATATAACCTTCTACAAAACCATCCGATTTATTTACTGGTTTGATATAGTAATAAAATGTCCAACTGACGTTAAACCCCAGTAAGAATATAATTAAAAAATGTAATATAGGTTTTAACTTTTGCATTTTTGTCAGGGTAATCAGAATCGAACTGATATCACTTGATTGGAAATCAAATACACTAACCGTTGTGCTATACCCCGTTAACCAGTTTGGAACTACCCTCAAAGCCTTACTGGAATTGCTTGGTTTTCAAATTGTTTCCTAATAAAGTTACATTCAGTCTCGTTAAGTAACTATAAAACAAAACCAAAAAGAACCTTTCGAACGATTCGTTTCGGGCCGGATATTTGACCCATATCTGGGAGTTTGAGCAGTAGACTGGAATCGAGCCAGTTTCACCGATTTACAAGATCGGGCATCATCCATTAAATGCTTCAACTGCTTAGTTTTGTCGACTTGGAAAGATTCGAACTTTCATTTTCAACACCAATTACGAATATCGATCTTATCAGGATCGCTCGGTACAAGTCGTTAATTTATTTTCAGTTTTGATAGTACCCACTATCGGAATCGAACCAATACTTTGCTTGTATGTAAAACAAGTGCCATACCATTAGGCGAAGCGGGTAATTTGTGGCTATAATGGGTCTCGAACCACTACTGTCAGATTCAAAATCTGATTTGCTTCCATTACAACAATTCCCATTAAATTTAATATTTTAGGGAGTATGACCAGAATCGAACTGGCTTAGATTTTTATATCTTTCAGGGTCACAACCTGATTCGTTTCCGACAAACGAGTTACATACTCCATTCATTTTGCGCCATGCCCTCGATTCGAACGAGGAACCACGATTTTGGAGATCGTTCGGTTACCAGTTACCCCAGCACGACAGTTGATTATAAATATACTTTTTTAAACTTTTTTCTTCCTATACGCTTTATCAAAAACGCTTCGTTTAAATCCGTATCGAGAAAAACCTGATATCGCTTTCCGTCTCGATCCAAATATTTTGCTTTTGATAATTCCCAATTACAATTCTTCAAAATTTGAAGACTGTCGGAGTCTTGACTAAATACCAAGATGGGGGATACCAAAAATATAAATATCAATTTTTTCATAATCAAAACTTCTTTGCAGTCCCGACGGGATTTGAACCCGCATACACCAGTGTGACAGACTGGCAGTTTAACCATTGTCCTACGGGACTAAACCTTTTTATTGTTGATTGACAATCACCGGCGTTTTACCGTCAGTTATAATAACTTTATTGTTGGTACTACGAATAGCATCAATCCATTTATCTTGAAGAATTTCCTTAGTCAACCCTTGTGTTTTTACCAAATCTTTTTCTCGATAAATTTTAGCCTTTTCTAATTCCATTTTAGCAATTTCAAGTTCATTTCGAGCCTGTTCTGCTTGTTGAATTGTATTGTTTCTATTTTCAATGGCTTTAATCATAGATTCGGGAGGTCTCAATCCAGAACTCAACGTCAACAAATTGAAGAATTTTCCATTAAATTCGGTTTTCAGTCGAGTTTCTACCGCCAATTCAAATTTAGCCAAATTTTTCAATAACTCATCGGTCGAAAATTTTCTTGCTTCTTCCCGGTAAGCATTTAAAATAATCGGAGTTAAAATATTGGTTTCGATATTGTCCATAAACCCTGATATATCTGCCGGATTAACGTGCTTGTAATTAAAAACAATTTCCGGACCTTTTCCCCTAATGGCTTCGTAAGCGTAATTTGGGTCTACCTTATAGAAGCCGCCATCATTTGTTGTTACACCGAGTTCTGGCGCATCTCCCTTTTGTTCGAACATGGGAACCTGATATAGTTCTGAGCAGGGACCAAGGGGACCCTGAGCGCCTGTAACAAGTTTAAAATCGGCAAGACCGTTTTTGCCGCAGTTTTCCATGAGAACACCTTCGAAATTTGGTTCAGGTCGATTACATCCCGTACAACCAGTTTGAAAAATTTGATAAACGCCCAATAGAGCAAAGAAAATAAAGAACTTAATTTGTTTCATTTAATGAACTGATTTTGATTCTTAAAAGTTAAATGTATAGCGAACATATCTATAAAATCCATAAAGTGATAATGGGAGTGTCAGATATGTCAGTTGAAAAATTTTAGATTGCCATAAATAGGTATGACCTATATATAACAAAAAACCCAATAATGGTACTGTTAAATATTTTAATTCTTTTTTCATTTTTAATGTTTTGTGCCCCCATCCGGCCTCGAACCGGAAAGCTCGCGCGGCACCGTTTAAGGATGCTGTGTTTACCAATTTCACCACAGGGGCAAATTATTAAATTTCATTTTTGTTGGCTGAACAAATGCAATCCAAAAAGAAATTTACAAAGAAAAAAATCTATGTTCAGTTTCGTAGTCCATTTCAGATTCGAACTGAAACGTAAGCAATTCCTAAAATTGCCGCCTCTTCCGTTGGGCTAATGGACTATTTAAATTTTTTAAATGATTTGAAAAACATATCCTTTGACATGATTGGTTTAAAATTGCCGTCGATATTTGAAATTTGAATTCCTTTCTCTCCAATTTCGAGAACTCTTACTCGGAGACCTCGATCAGTATCGGGAAAGGTCGGATCATAAAACCAAATTTCGCCTATTTTTATTTTCGGTTTAAAAAAATTAAACATATTTAAACTGCTTAAATGTTAGTAGGCCGACATGGATTCGAACCATGAACAACGGATTAAAAGTCCGCGATTTTACCAATTGAAACTACCGACCCAATTTTCAATTAAATTCAGTCATTAACTTTTTAATGACCTTTTTCTTCTGTTTTTTGTTCCAAATGTTTAATTACATTACAAAGGTAAAAAACCTTTTTCAATTTACCAAGTCCATTAACATTTCATTTGGAAAAGGATTGGATTTAAGTTCCAAATTTCGGTTTCTAATTGAAAGGTACTGTTCAGAAGAAAATCCAATCCTCTAATCACAAACAACTAAACAAACGTGGACACATTTGGGATTTGAACCCAAGTGATCTTGTTTGCAAAACAAGTGCATAGCCTCTCTGCCAATGGCCCCTAATAAAGTCTAATCTTCAAAGGTTTTTATGAATTTACAAGTTTCGAGTAACCTTTGAAATGTGACTTTTTGGTGGCGAGGTCGAGATTTGAACTCGAAGTATAAGATCATGAGTCTTATGTGTTAACCAATTACACTACCTCGCTATATTTCTTCTATCGATTTCCTTCAAGATAATCAAACACCATTAAAAATGGCCCTATTACTGGAATGAAATCTAACATTTTTATTTTTAACCAAGAACCTTCTGCAATTGAAAGTGTGATATAAAAACAAAGTTGAAATAAAAATAATGATAGAAAATAGATCATTTTAGTTTATTTTAGTAGAGCGGACGGGGTACGATCCCGCACAGTCAAGATTGAAAATCTTGTTTCTTAGCCAATTTGAATACCGCTCCAAGTATTTAACCAAAGTACCAGCCAGACCTCTCGTTTACTGCCCACCATTGAGGTTGTTTGTTCCACTTTTAAGAGCAGCATAGGATTCGAACCTACGAACATTTGGTTAATTATTTATTTGGGTTTTCAATTGAATGAATATTCAACTGATTTAAACTTACCATCACAAATCCGTAACAAAGCACTGATGTTTGAATCGCATCCCAATTTATTGTTTGAAATAGAGCCAAATCCAATATAAACTTGGCCATTCCCCCAAAACAAAATGCAATTAACGGCATTATTGAAAGTGATAATTTATTTGCTTGCATTTTTTAGATGTTAATTACTCACTCTGGTTATTAAAAATTCTTCACAAAAATCTCCAGTATCAGGATAAATCAAATCTATTTTGAATGATTCCGAAGGCCGAACCTTTGAAAGGTATATACTTCGCGTCATTTCCGTTCCATCTGTAAGTTTACCGGAATAGCCGATGGAATCAAATTCTTTTAGTTCTTCGCGATCCAAGAAATCTAATTGATCGCCAGATGAACTGATTTTACCCATTACGGTTTTAATTCTGTAAGTTTCAATTTTCATGTTTGTTAATTTCATTTAAAAACCACAATAAAAAGACCTCTCAAAGATACAAACTTGTGGTTAGAAAAGCACAAAACAAAGTTTTATACCCTTCATTTGTTCTTAGGCAGTGTGGCTATATAGCACTTTTCATGGCGTTTTACAGTACGGGAAATTAACTACTTTCAACGTTTAAGGTTTGAAACCTGAGTGTAGTTGTTTTTATGTCGATTTCCCATCTGCCCAACAAAACTTTTTACCTTGATCCTCAGTCATACATGAAAAGTTTCGTAGCCAACTCAACCTTTTTTCAACCACTTCAAGGTTGGTTTTTGCGCGGTGGTAACTGACGGTAACGATCCGACTTTTCAGGATTTTCAGTCCTGCACATTGACCATCAATGTTAAGTTACCAAAATGAGCAGCGTTATTGTAAATTTTTTTAATAGTATCAATTTGTTGTTATCTTGGTCCGACAATCAAGGGCTTGTTACCAATTTACAAAATCATATCGGCCTTACTCTTGGTGACGTAGCCGGAATCGAACCGCGCTATCTGAACTACTTATTTTTTAAGCCCTCTATTCTAATAGACCTTAGACTTTAAATCCTCATTCAGCCCTTTTACGCCATTTAATCTTGCATCTGTACGGGATTCGAACCCGCGTTTCCCGCTCCCGGGCGCTTTGACCGCTAAACTAACAGACTCCTATCGAATATTCAACTTCGTGTCAGCTTGGCTGATTATCCGCTACTCCGTTCCCCCTGACAAGGTACTTGTTTTGGCGCACCATCAAGGACTTGAACCTCGAACCCTCACTTTAACAAAGTGCCGCTCTACATTGGAGCTAATGGCGCAATTTTAAATAACGAACCTTTCCCAGAACGAAATTGAATTACGGATACTGTGATTTTTACACTTCGAGCCGTTGGCTCCGACTTCAATAGTACGCAAACCCGCATTCGTTATTTATAATACAAAGGTAAAAACATTTTTTGTAAATAATAGGTCTGGTGCGTTTCCGTTAAACCCGCGTATTCCTTGTCGTTTTTACGACTCATCCAGAAGTAACTGTTACCTTATGCGCTTTAAAGAATTCAGGGCCGACAGTAAGGTTTTAACCTTAGTTTCCTACTTCCTATTATTTACAATACAAAGGTAAAAACATTTTTGATAACCACCAAATTATTTTTTACCGTTAACATTCCGTTTAGACGTTTGTTTAGGAATCGAACCTAAAAATCTTCACATAATTAAATGTGGTCTTGTACCTAGGATTCGGTTGTTTTACCAATTAAACTAACAAACGTTTTTAAAAAATGAACCTGTGAAGTTGACTTTACTTCCTTATTCATTACCGACAATGTTTAATATTTCATGCGTTCAGGACGCACTCATCTGTCGTTTTCATCAACTCTTTTCAGAGTAGGTTCAAAATGCAGTCCAGTATAAGTCCCATTAGCATAGTATTTTCTTTGGCGATATTTACCGAACTTTATAAAGGTTCCATACCTAATCGGGAAGTCACCTATAACCCACCTCGTGGGAGCAAAAGGATTCGAACCTCTGTGTCTGGTTAGGAACCTGATTTACAGTCAGGTGCAATCGACCGCTCTGCCATACTCCCGAAAATTACTCAAAAAACCGAATAACTTTTTTGTCATTCTGACGGCGTTTTTTGGCTGTCTGTTTTTTGATCCAACGGCGAGCGTGTTTACACCATTCGCCATTCATTTTCATGTTAGTTGCGTTCATAATATTAAGTTTAGTTTATCTGAAAGCGTTTAAGGATTTTTTTGTTTAATCATTTACGTCTACAACCTACTTGCTTTGTGGCCACTTGGACTGACTACCAAGAACTCGTGACTATCAATCATCGCGACGTTAATTAAACATCCTCACTCCGTTTAACCATACGGAAATGGTTTAATTTCTTAGTACAAAGGTAAGTAAACTTTTTCAATCTGCCAAACCTTTTAACAACTTATTAACTTTTCTTTTTTCTTGTTTTCGGTCGTAATACTTGGGACTTTTATGAGTCCGGGTAAAAGTCTTGACCGGAGTTCCTTCCCATTCTTTGAGAATGTTGTGGTAGGAGGGTTTTTGAATTTGAATTTTAGTTTTCTGTTTCATTTCCGTTGTAATAAAAATGTGCCATAAAGGTACAATCCTCTAAGGCACATTTCCAAATGTTTTTACAGTATTAACAACTGGTTAACATAGGCAGTGCCTCGGCTTATTGGATAAATAAAATCGTTCTTGTTTTTTCATACACATAAATATCCAAAATTTTTAGAAAACCTTTTTCAGGTCATGTGAATAAACAGCGCATTTATCTCCGTTTGTCCATTCGACTATTGACATTGGAACTTTTATTCCAAATAACTGCTCCAAAGCAAGTTGGTGCGTTTGTTCAGTGATAAAACCATAAGAACCACATTCGGGAATATCATACGAATAAATGTCGTTGTTGTTTTCGACTTTTAACCGAACCAAATTGCCTACTTCGAACGTAGGTTCTTCTTGTTTAGGTTCTATAACTTTGGATTTTTTCATAGATTTAAAAAGTGGTGGATATAAGTGCAATTATACCCACCCTATTATCATGTCCAGTACATTTTTAAATCCAACTTTTTCCAGTTACGGCTGGGGCAGTAGTTAAACCTTGGGTTAAATCTATGTCTACAATCGGAACTGAATTAAGCGTTTCTTCTGTCATCATTCTTGCAACCTGTTCCCACGTAGTATTTTCATCAAAAACAATATCGGCTTCTTCTTTTGTTTTCACAACCGAACCTGCCAATAAATCGATGATATGGCCTTGGGCAAGTTTTTTCCAATTAACTTCCTCTTTACCGTCATCCAAGATAACAAACTTTTCCAAGAATGTTCTCATCTTGATTACATCAGAGGCACTTGCAACAATGTTGTTCGTATCCAAAGCAACGTCTAAATAAACCAAGTTCTTAGTCGGAACGTGAACTGCGCACAAATAAGCGGTCTTTGAATTTGACGTTATTTTTGTCGCGTGTTCGACTGTTTCAGGTAACCAATGGTTGTTTCTTTCTGGTTTAGAACGTTGCATCCAACCACAAAGAACACCCTCATTTGGCCATTTATTGAAGTTTGGTCCGCGAAAAATTCGAGCGTCAAAAACAACCCATTCAACTCCGTCCAAATCATTCAAGTTTAGATCCAAGTATTCTGCGTTTTTATACGCATATCCGGTATTGTCCCCCGAATAAGTAATCGAGGTTCCGAATTTATGATCCCCGTTCCAACCAACTTTAACAACTGAATTGTCTTGATTGATTACAAAGGCAGACAAATCAATGTCGTGTTTTTCTACCCAGTGACAATAAACTCGTAAAGTTTTGTCTTCTGGAAGTTTTTCAACTGTTCCGATTGCTTTACTTGAAATTGAAAAACTTGATGCTCTATTGTTGGTTGCTAATGGAGAATAATACAAAGAACGGCCAATGAAAACTTTCTTAGTGTTTTTCATCTTAACTTTCTTGTAAATTTGAACCATCAACTTGCCTCGAATTTCCTCAACTACCTCAGAAGGCAATGCTTCCAATGCTCCGAAAGTTGAAACATTGCTTTTGTTCTGGTTAGCCAAAACAACGGCACGATCTTTCTCTTGGTCACGGTCGGAAAAATAATTGTAAAGGGTTACCAATTGTTCAAAAGTTGGTTCCAGTTTTACAAATTCGTCGATTGCGACCATTCCGAAGACTTGAAACAATTGATTCATTCTTCTCATGTAAACACCTTTGCGTTTTGCAAGTAAATTGAAGATAGTAACATCTTTATTTTTAATTGCGAGTTCCAACCTTGAATTGAACGTCTTCAACTCTTTCGAGTTGTTCCGTAATTTCCACGCAAATGATGCAAGAATTGGAAATAACCGTTTATTTTCAGAAGTCAACGGATTCAGATAAAACAAAACTCGCAACCAAACTTCGCGATATGTTTTGAAACTTTCCTCCAAGTCATAACACTCATTTAAAGTACGCAAAAGCGCATTTTTAACTGAACGTTTTGGCTGTTTAAATTTAGTTTTATCTTTCAAACCTTCGTCTCCGCCACAATATGCAGCATAAATACGCAAAACATCAGTAGCGGAACGAACTGGAAGTTCTTTGCCCAAATCCAAATAACGCTTACCGATGTAAGCCTTGGTTTCTTTGAATGAAATGCGATTAAATTCCAATTCAGGGGCAAGGCCGTTATCAATAAACCAGTCGACAATTTCTTTATCCCATTTAGAAATTGAACTTCCAGAATAGACGATATCAGTGAAAATTGAATCGAATTGACGTTCAGTTAACAAAGAAATTTCTTTGTAATTGACATCTTCCAACGCAAATTCGCGCTTCATAAATTCACTGTCTTCTGGCCGCCAAGTTCCAAATGACCAATAATGAGAAATTGCGTTCCAAACAAATTCTTCATGAGAAAGTGCTTGAACTGATTGAGGGAAATTTCGATAAATTGGTTCATAACCACTTTCACCGACAATAGTTTTCAAACCCTTACAAAGATCGTTGTAGACTTCTGTAAGTGTTTGTTGATCTTGTTTACCGAGAGCAATGTGAAGTTGCTCAGAACATACAAATCCGTATTTAAATAGTTCAGTTTGGATTTGCATTGCAAGTAATCTGTTACTTTCGGTTCCTTCATTTAGGAACAAACCTTTCCGCTTTTGAAAGGAAATAAAATGTTTCATTTAATGAAATTTAAAAAGTGAATAATCTTTGAAGGTTGTTTAGAATGAAATGTAGTCATGTAGTAACCTTCAAAATGTTTCAGTTTGTTTTTTTATTTTCGACTAATCTCGAAAAGTAATTTACGGCGCGTCTACCAGTTTCGCCACTCCCTGCGTTTTGAATTTATTAGGCAGGGAGGCAGGAATCGAACCTGCAATGTACCGGCTCCCAATGCAGTAACTTTTCAAATGTGTCAAAAAATTGTGATCCCGGCAGAATTCGAATCTGCAACTTATTCATTAGAAGTGAATTACTCTATCCGTTGAGTTACGGGACCAGATTAAAATTAAGTCTAATCTTCAAAGGTTTTATGAATTTACAAGTTTCGGAGTAACCTTTGAAATGTGACTTATAATTATCAAATTTTAACCAAAACAAATTTGATTGCGTCTTGTTTGAATGAAACACCTTGACGATGGTGATCAAAAAATCCATTTATAAACAATCTACTTCCTATAATGAAATGTTTCATTAGTGTTTCATTATTTCGTTATTATTGCCCGAACCCGCAAGGTTCCCGATCAGTAGAAATAAACCAGCAAGAACAAAAAATCCCATACCGACTTTAATAAAAAATTGATCGTTTGGATTTACGTTCATTACGATAAACCCGCCAATCAAAACTGAAACAAATGCCAGCAAGGGAGCAGCAGTTTTGATTTTGGCAGTTTCTTCATTTTTATGCTCTACATAGCGATTGTACGCTTTGCGATCTTCCTTTGTCAATTTTCTCATGTTGACTGATGTTTAATTTAGCGGAATTTTCAAATTTTTAATATCCTCAAATGTTAACTGGCCTGCCGATTTATTTGGATTATCAACAAAAACCAAATTACAAATTTGAGAGTCTGGAAAAATTTTAGATATCTTGACGGGTTTGCCATTGATATTAAATTGTTTACCGACGTATATTTTTCTCATATTATTAATTATTTTCGTCGTAAATCAATGTTAGAAATTCAGTAATGGTTTGACTTTCTTTCAATAACTTGACCAAACATTCTTCTGAAATATAAAAGCGACCACCGGTTTCTAATTCTGGGTTGAGTGTTATGAACGCTGCATTATAACTAATATCGACGTCGTCCCACCCCTTTCCGAAAATAATGAAAACGGGATATTCGTTCAAAAATTTCATTTCAATATCAGCATCAGTTGGAAGATGTGATTTTAATTTTTCAAAAATTTTTCCAGATGCAATAATTTTTTCGTAGTTCATAATTCAAAGTTTAACTTTGTGAACTAATTTTTCAAAAATTTCAATGGCCAAAAGTCTTAATTCTTCTTCGCTTTTGACAATACCTCGTTTCTCAATTGCAACTGTCAAATTCGGGTCAACACACGTTTTTACAGAAACCCAAGTTCTACTTAGGTTCATTTCAAATGTGTTTCCGTTATAAAAAAACGCAATTGCGTTGCCAGTATCAATGTAATTTTTCATAGTACAAAGGTAAATAAACTAAAATTACAAAACAATACAAGAGATGTTAATTACTTGTTAAACAACCGTTCGTTCAGAATTCGTTTAATGAACCTTTGAACACCTTCATCTTTTGACATACCAGTACGTTCACTTTCATTCATATCGTACTCGCAAGTTGCGAGGTACATTAAATTTTGCAACTCATGTATTGTCAACTGAATAGGAGTTTGACTCATTAAAACTGAACAAGTGTCTTCTGAAATTTGTTCATATAGATCAATATTAAACCACCCCGGATTCGGAAGTTCAATGATAATATTATTCGACTCGGACCAGCATTTTACTGGTCGATCTTCTTCATTTAACCAAACAATTTCACGCTTTCCGTTATTCAAAATTCGAGTGTAAATTTTCATGGCCTTACCAAGTTTGTTAAGTTCATCTTTCACGGCTGGGAGAATGACAAATCGCTTCATTGGACTGTTACTTTCTTCCAAGTTCTTTATTGCTTTGTTGAAAATTTCTCTCATATTTAAAAACGCGGTTAACCTATACACCGCAAGGTAAAATTGGGTTACAGTTTGTTTCCTTTTCCGACTATTTCATATTCATATCCCATTCCAATGCAAAACTGTTCAAAATCGTTAAACATTATTCCTAAAAGGGAATCCGATGCAATGTGCCTGATTTCGTCCTCAATTGACGCAGAAGTAATTGCCACGAACTCCCGACCGTTTTTAATGATAATCGGAGGAAGGCGGCATGCTGTTTTTAATTCCCCCATCTAAATTTTCGAATCGATAACTTTTATGTCCATGAAAAAGTTGTTTTTAATTGAAAAGTGCCAGTTCCAAACCTTTAATAGGAGTAATGTTTCTGGAAAGTGCAAGTTGTGCGGCTTTTTCGGTTGTTCCTTGATAACCAAGGTTCAAAACAGTTGAAAGCATCTGGTCTTCCGGACTATCAAAGTCTTTCGTACCCAAAAATCCTGTCACACCGTTAAATGCGCCCCATCCTGTGCCTTTAAATTCTTTTTGGCCGGGACCACTTTCGTAGTAAGAAAGCGCAGAAGTAATGATGTTTCGCTTCCGGGTTGAAATAATCGAATCGCCTTCTGCATCCAAAATTTGACCAAGCGCAAGGGCTTCAATTTCTTCCCCGGTCAAAAATACATGACCAAAGAAATCGACTGGGTTAATTTGGATATCTGACATTTGGTTGAACGCGTCACCAAGTATGGTTACGTTCTTTTCCAAAAGGCCCATCACTTTGACAAACTCGCGAATTTTTTCATTCGCACTTTGGGTGTGACGGAATGTGTACTTTTCTTTTGCGCCGCGCAATGCAGCGGTCAGCGTGTTGTTACAAACAACCCTGATTGGTGTAAAAATAACGCTAATTGGTGAAGTTCCATCAAAACTGTTGGTGAACAAGAGGTACATATCGGTTACGTCAGTTCCTTTTACCACCACCTGTTTATCCGATTTCATTGAAACAAACGAAATAGCACCGTCTTTAAGTACGCCAGCAGTTTCAATGTGAAATGGGAACTGGTTAACAATTGCAAGTGCGTCCGCGTTTTGAACCGGAGTGTAACGGCTACCTACCGTTCCCAAAACTTTATGAGTGTCAGTACGCCAAGTAAAGAATGAACTTTCGCTGATGATTTCAATCTCGCCCATACGGTGAATGTTTGGCGATTTTTCAACGTGGTAATCAAGTCCGCCATATTGCATAGCGTCTTGAAGGTTGACTTGTTCGAGGATTGTACCAAACCCGTGCCAAGGTTTGATATTTTTGGAAACAAAGTCTCCGGTTTCGTTTTTCTGAAAACTAAGGTTATGTGCCATTGTTAAAAAAGTTTGTTTGTTAATTACTATACAAAGGTAAGGGAGTGTTTTTAAACTTCCAAATGGATTAACAAGCCATTAACACAGTGAATGTTTTATAACTTGATTAAGATTTTCAAAAGTTCTTCCGTCAAATTTAGAATAGTTTGCAGTGCAATAACCGGATATATTTCCGGAAATTGTGACCGATGCTTCGTATTGTTTTTCATTAACACTGAAATATACCGAACTGTTATCTTCGGTAAATTCAATATTCATTTTAGTGAACTTTCTTTTTAAATTGTCAATTTTCATAATCAATTGTTTTTAATTACGATACAAAGATAAAGGCTTGATCCTTACGAACCAAGCCCATTAACAAACATTAACAACCTTTAAGAATTCATATTTCGGTAATGATCCCAATCATTATTATCAGTTGGGAATTTCAAATATTTGAATATAAAGATGATTGCGGCACAAAGGCCAATAAAGAATAGGATTTTCATATATTTTTAGATTTAAAAAGTTTGTGACATTTATCAGGTTGAATATCTTCAATGGTCTGTCGACGACCTACGCCAATCATCCAAGTATTCAAAGTCATAACTGAATTTGGATAGATCGGATCATGAACTTCATCATATACGATGGTATATGAAGTTGGTTCCCAATCTTTGGGAACGGATGCATAAAAAATTATACAAAGCAGACACCAATCAGAATCTTGAACTTCGCGCCAAAAAACATCTTTAAAAGGAACTCCGATTTCTTTTGCAAATTTAGTTGCGCCTTCTTTTAGATTCCTAACAGCATCCGCGACATTTAAAGTTTGCATATAACCAGCATTATATGCGACCATCGAACTGTATGTGAACAAAGATAATGTCATTGTTGAGTTTGATTTTTATATTGATATTGATATTCACATTCTCCCGGAAGGAAATAAGCATACGCCCTGCAAAATTCCGGATATTGCGCTTTAAATTCTTTAACGGCATCTTTGCAGTCGAACTCGTTAAAATATTGACCATAATGTACTACCCAATAATCTTTGATCTCTCGGGTACTTCCGTCTTTATATTTTTGAGTCAATGAACCTTTTGGAAGTTTGGTACACATGGAACCATCTGGACGTGAACCCGGAGGTTGAATCAAAAGTTCCATCCTGATAGTCCAATACCCACCAGTCGTTCTACCGGGACGCTGGCCGAAGCGTTGATTTGAAATAACGACCGTATCGCGACTCAAAACAGTCGTTTCGGCCTTACAATTATCAGCGTCCCAACTTGTTTCTGAAACGACTCTGACGCGTTTCTTGACTTCTTGGTAACCTGAAACTGGACTATAAACAAGTTCGCCAATCGTTCCATAATTCGATTTCGCATCGCATGGGTCGGGAGTCAGTGGAGATTGCATTGAATATTGCAAAGGAAATTCAAAACGCTGAATCAACTCTTCACATTGGGCATTTAAGTCACCAAAGGTTAGTCCGATTAGACTAAGAATTAAAATCGTAATTTTCATATTGTTGTTTTATTTGTTTTAATTGTGAAAGTAATTCAGTTCCTTCTTTAAGAAACTGATCGATCATTTTGTTTGTGTGTGGCCAAAACCAATTGCCAATTTTACTTAGTCTCTTAGATTCAAGCCAAATAAGATGTTCTTCCTGATTTTTAATCATGACATCGATTCGATCCAATAATGCCTGTTTGTTCATTGATCTAAAATATTTTCAAGTAAATCTTGGATTTTGGTTAACAGTTTTTCAGCCTTTGAATTACCAACAACACCGTATTTTTTTATGATCCGATTATGACGTCGGAGCCATTGTTTCCACCATTCGGGATTCTGCTCTCGTTTAGTCATTGATTTCAATTGTGATTGTTGCGTTTACTCGTGTAACCACTTTCCCTATAAATTCAGGGATATAGTCTTTAATAGTCTCAGTGTTCAATTTTGACCATTCGTCAATTTTTACTGGGTTATCTTTTCGATTCCATTCCATCTCGTTTTCAAGAACAAACAAAATCATTTTGCCGTAATCACACTGAGCAATTAGAAAATATTGGCCATCTACTTTGATAATATTTTCACCATTGTAATAAGACAGTTCTTGTACTTGTGGTTGGGTATCGGTGATAATAATTTTAGTTGTCATGTTAAAAGAATTTATCGTTTTGTTGTGTGTACGGTTCAATTTTAATTTTTAATCCCAAGTCTTTGTTTCTGCCTCGGAATTTTTCGCGATCGTAATCGTTATTCATCATTTCAGTATTTCGCCAATGTAAATGACCATTGTCATTATGATTCGTTTTACTTTTGGTCGTAACTGATTTATAAAGTTTCAAATCCTCGGCAGAGAGCATTTCAAGTTGTCGACGTTTCAGTTCCAAAAGAAACTTTTCAACCTCGGGTTCAGTACCAATAAAAGTTTCATTGATACTTCCGGTAACTTTAAGACGTTTAGTCATATTGAAAGTTAAAGGTTAATGAAACAAACACTCGTTCAAGTATTGTTTCGGGCGTTAAGGCTTTATACGCACGATCAATGGTTGCGTAAATTTTAAAATTGCCGTTTGGAAAGGTAACTTTCCACGCTTGTGTCATACCATCAGGGACGGCATCATAATAACAAGGTGATTTCAGGTTCATTTTTTTAAAAGTTTATTTGTTAATTACAGTACAAAAGTAAAACCTAAAAATGAATTAACCAAACACATTAACATTTCATTTTATCTTTTTATTTTTTGACCGTTAATAAACATAAATTTCTTACTATCAAACGCAAATGGCTCGATCATAAATTCTTTCAAATGTCCCATATGTTTGGCCTCTATAATTGCGGCATCGGCATCAAATGCATAATAATGTCCCAGTTCAAAATAAGAAGAACCGGGAACATTCAATTTAACGCAAACCGTAAATCGTTTCGATTTCATTTAGGCAGGATAATGAGTTTTAAAATTTCCCAACATAGGAACGTTTGACCAGTCCCTATAATACAAAGGACATTCATCCTTTGAAAGAATGGTTGTGTTTTCCAACCCAATCTCGCAAGGCTTTAATGCAACGGCCTTTGTAACATTACGAAGGCTTTTAGTTGAACCATCTGCAAAGGTTGCAGTGAATACGGTGCTTGCGCGTTTAGCGTCAAGCATTTCAATAGAGCGAGAAATCAAAACTGGAACTAACATAAACTTCAAAGGTTAAGCCCTAACCGGCGGGCCGCCGTTTAATTACAGTACAAAGGTAAAACCTAAAAATGAATTAACCAAACACATTAACATTTCATTAACGAAAATTGGTAGTGATCGTTATCAAACCGAAATATTTCGCCAGAATCGTATTTAGGGCTAATTGGAAATGCGTGTTCTTCATAACCTTCAAGACAGAAATAATCATCAGCATATTCATCTTTCATAATGCGCTCAGATTCGAAAATCTCGGGTTCCTGACAATCAGAATGTAAGTTCCAATATTTAAGGATATATTTTCCTTTAATATCGTTTTCTACTATATTGAATAACTCGTCGACTGTAATGTATTTCATATTTATAGTCAGAATAATTTTAAAATTTCAAAAAATTTCTCGTTTGAAATTTCTTCGTATTGGATATCGTATATATCATTGATGTGTAATTTTAAATCTTTCAATTCTGACCGTTCATTCAAAAATCTCAAAATAAAATCATAATGACCGTAAGTAAGCCCTTTCCGACATCCGTATGATTTAACAGTTCCGTCAGTGTTTTTCATTTCCAAAAACGTAGCATAATGAATTACTCCATTAATGTTAAGTTTGAAAGAACGGTTTCCTAACCATTTAAAATATCTGTCAATGAAGATGCTTTGGGTACATCTTGTTGATTTTGAATTTAATGGAATTGAACGAGAAAACTTATCATGTACCTTGATAAGTTTGTTAATCCATTTAGGGTCAATTGTTTGCATTTAAAATAATTTTAGAATTCATAATAAGGACACATTCACAATCCCATCCATATAAAGACATTCTGGTTTTCCACATTCCCCGCTCAGTTAAATGAATGGCATCATATTGGGAGGACAATAATTCAAAGTCCAGATAGTCACCAACTTTAAGTTGGTTACCAACTTTGGGTAACTCGTCGAAATCGCTTCTACTATCAATTACTAAAATTTTAGCATCTGGACTTAATTCAAAAGTAAAAGAATTATCATCTTCACAATCGCGAAATTGTGCCTCTTTGCACCACTGTTTCCAACCATATTCGGAATCAACGGCCGAAGCCCATAAACCACCTTTCGGTTTAGAAAAGTAAGACAAGTTTTTTATCTGTCCGAATTTGGAAACATCAAAGGATGTTGCGCCGTAATGGATGAGTTTCATATTTGAAATTCAGCAAGGAACTTCTCTGCAAACTTTACGTTTTCAGGTCTTTCCTCGTTATGATGTTTAATGATTTCTTCGCACACCTCAATGCCTACATTAATGTAGGACGGATGTGTATTCCTATCAAATTTGCTTATGTTTGAATATTCACAAATAGGGTAGTACGGGTTGTAACGTTCTTCTGTTAAGAACTTTGCCTTTTCTGATAGGTCATAATATTTTTTCTGCCGAGCAGCGTTTATTTTTGTAAAGTAATCGTGGGCAGAATCCACAACCTCTTTAACAACTGGATTGGAAATAAGTTTTACAATTTCCTCCGGCAAGACTGAATTTTCCCACAGGCCATACTCTGATATGTCTTGGTTTGCCCCACTTGCCTCTTCATATATAAAACCGTCCTTGTAACCCATTTCAGTACCAATAACGCACAACAAGTGGTTTGCTACTGCTCTTTTGTTTGGGAATATACTTTTGTAAGGATAGTCCGGGTGTAACATTTGTGTAACCCACTCTTCAAAGGTTTTGTTAGACTTTCTTGACAATTGTTCAAGTTCGGACAGTTGTTTTTCTGCCCCAAGTACAATGCTTGAAAATTCATCCCAACTTGGTCGATAATCTCCAACGTGCATACCCCAAGCATCGTAGATGAGATTATCGTGTTCGTCGCAATTTGGATCGCACATTTCAATTTTGTATTTTGGGTTGTCTTCGCAGGAATTTTCTTTATTTAATATTCCATCAAACCCATAACAAATTCTACCTCCGTACCATAAGGTATTATAAATGTATCCCAATTTGGCAAGTAGTGGAAGACCTTCTGGCTTGCACAGTTCATCCTGATTATCTCGAATGTATGTGAGAATTGGGTCTATAATTTTCGGTTCAAAGTTCATTTATTTTGTTTAAAAAAGTTCAAATATCTAAAAAAATTATTTGCGCGATGAGAACAGGTATTACGCCTCGGTAGAAACACTGAAAATCGCACAGGAAACGCTAAATTAAGGGGTGTATGGGCGCAATTTAACCCCTAAAACACCCCCCTATATTTTAACGTTCTATTAACATTTCATTAACCTTCGTATTCTGGAAACCAAGGTTCATCGGTAGGACAATCGTACAGATAATCGTCTGAACAATTAGGAGCGCAAATTGCCCTACAATCGACTTAGGCATTTGTTGATCCATTGGAATAAAGGTTTGAAATTTATTTCTTGAATATTCATGGTGATTTGAATTTAAGTTTTTAGTTGTAAAAGCCATAGGTTACACTTAAATGTAAACCTGAAAATAAGGATTGAACCTTAATGACATCGGATTGTAATTTACAATCAATTGCGATTTGACCATTTTTAAGGTGAACTTTGGCCTTAATACCAGATGTTTTCAACTTTTCTTTGACGTATTTGATGGACATGATAAGAGTGATTTAAGTTGTTTTAAATTGTACTGTAAAGGTACGAACCTTTTACTGAATGTCAATACCTCATTTGTTAATGAATTCTTAAAGTTCAAAACACGCCTCCAAATCCATGTTCAATAAATCTTTGGAAGTGATGGCGTGCTTATTGTGATCAACAGCATATTCGTAAACGATATATTCAATTGCAGCAATAATTGCTCCGCGCTTAGAATAAATGGCAGGTTCATCATCTGCCCAACCATTGTAACAACCACGAACGTCACGATCTCGCTTACACGCATCTTCGTACCATTCGTCAAACAAATATTCAACAGCCTTGAAGATGGTTGATTTGGGAGAAACCTTATTAGCATCAAACCATTCAGTGTCGATGACTTGGGTTCCAAAGTTCTTGGTGATAATTCTGATTTTCATAATCGTTGTTCGTTTTAATTACAGTACAAAGGTACAGCCCGGAACAATACGAACCAAACCTTTTTAAAACTTTAACATTTTATTAACAGAAATTCCCGATCCTGATTACAGTTTATCAGTCGGGCTCGAGGTTCATATTAGGAAATTGATTCAGAAATTGGACTATTTTGTTCGGTCCTTAAATGCGGGTCACCTCTGTGATAGTGCATAGACGTTACTTAAAAAGGTTCAATTTCAAAGAAAAAACAAATCATTTACTAAACTTTTCTGTATTCCGTACTATGATTCAGCACCACCTGTTAATCGACTCATCAGCCAAAAGGTTCAATGATTTAATATAAATATCCCCAATAAAATTAAAACATTCATTTTTACAATCATGGTAGTACATTAATCTTCATCATCCCATTCATCTTCTTCAATAATTGAAAGTATTTCAAAACCAATTACCTGACCAAATACTTCTATTTCAAATATAAATCCATCCTTAGATAAACTTATTTTTAATTCAAACCATGACAGAAATGAATCCCTTGTCAAGGTTGTACTATAAATGGAAGTATTTCTCTCCCCATCATGAGTTATTATTCCGAATTCAATTGTTCCAGAGTCAATTTGAGTGTAACATTATTTTGTTATTTAAACCTTTTAAGAAAATCCTCAGCCTCTTGAGCATTAAAGGACTTATTCAAATTATTCTCCCCATTTCTGCATAAAATACCTAATGCAGAATCGATCCCGCTACCAATACGATCAAATACATTAAAGAAATTTTTAATGGCGTTTTCCTGACTGCCAATCTCGGCAGCCTTTTGTTTCAAAAATTCTTGTCTAGCAATTTTCTTGTTAGAGTTCATTTCTAATCAATTATTTTTTTAAAGTGATACAAATATATTACCCCATAGGAGAAAGTCGATCCTGCGACGATTTAGAGCCCTTGTCGTACATTTTAGACGCAGGTAAAATTACAGCAATTAATTTCCCCATAAAGGTAATGAGATTTCCTTGACGGATCGGTGTTTCTGGTGTTAAAGTTCTGTTAACCATTTTTCTGGTGGATTTTTTATTTTTTCGGGACAGGATGAGACGTGGCGTAATACTTCTCCTCCCCCAACTTACCAAAATTGTACCCATTTTCAAGAAAAAAGCCTCAATAAACAACAAATATTATTAAAATGATACATTTTAGGCCAAAAAATACTAATAATATCTAAATTCCAAAAATTTCCCAAATTCCTCTTCTGACAGTTTAAGTTCTGGTCAGTTTTATATTTTTAAAAACATCATTGTTTAATTCCAACTTATGGTGTAATAACTTCTTTCTCTTTGGTCTCTGAAGTCGCCTTGATTATATGCGATTCTATATCCCTCGGATTCCAACTTTTGTTTAGTTAGTTGGTGGATGGTATAAACATAAATCGAATAGTCTCCTTTTTTGGATGCTTCTTCAATTTTTGTCATAATGGCGTTATAACCATTTTCTGAGTTTTCCAGTTGAAATTGATCACTGAGTTGTTTTGCTTCGAGTGCTTTCATTTTATTTCCAATCTATGTTATAGAACATTATAGTTTCTCCTGTTTCATAATCGTATTCCATTGTTGTATGAACGAGGAAACCATCTTGTTTTAGTTTTTGAATCATTGGTTCGTTTAATCTATATCTGGGTAAGGAAATGGAATAGTTTCCTTTTTTTGCTTCTTTTTTAAGGAACCTTAACATTTGATGATATTCGCTTTTACTTTCATCTGCTAAGGTTCTGAACTTTTGGGCTTTATTCATTCTTTAATTTAAAGTTTAACCATGTGTCATGGTTTGTTTGGTATTTTATTTTTATTGAATGAACCTTGACGTTTGCATCGAACCAAAACGTCTGCTCATCTTGTCCAGAATTGATTATTTGGGGTTCTGGTGCATTGTTTATTGTTATCCATACCAAACCTTCAATCCAACGATCAAATTCAACTGAGGTTAAATTTATGGGATTACGAAAGGTCATAACAATGTTATGTTCCTCTAACTGGGAATCAGGTAACTGAACGTGAAATTCTTGCAACTCCTGACCGTGGGTTAGAGTTGGTAGGAAAAATAACAGTAAAATTTTCAGGATTGTTTTCAAGCAGTTCTGATTAAATTTTCGTTGTCATCATTACAAACGAACACTTCGCCGACTTCTACACCATTACCCTTCCAGTTTTCAGTAATTGGTAATGTAGTTTCCTCTGCTTCAATAATTTGAATTAAATGAATTCCAGTGTGTCTGGTGAGTTCATCCGAATAACAAGTTGTTGTATCTGTTACTGGATTAAAATAAACGTAAACTTTCATATTATAGGTTGATTTTGTTTAATTTTTTCAATTATTTTCGTATCGAACCTTTGCATTATTTCACTGTAACCGTAGTAAAAATAATCAAGATTGGATTTGCAAATATCATTTTCCTTTGATTCCTCATCGGTTAGAACCTTTGGAACCCATTCAATCATATTGTCCAGCGTTCCTGCCCACTGAAATGAACCCAAGGGTTGATACCGTTCGTAATCTTTTTTACTCAACGGTTTACCAAGTTGAGCCTTTAATACTGGATTCTTTGCTTCCAGTCTTAATAACCAACTTAACAAACTATTTTGTCCTTTTAATGACCAAATCATCCAACTGAGATTATAAAGGGCATAATGCGGATAAATCAATTTTTGATAAATCCATTTCTTCCACTTTGGTTGCGGTGTTAGTTTTGTTTGTGGTGTTATTTTTTTTACTTGTAAAATGAGTCTCAATATGAAATTCCAAGGAACGGTAAATAAAAACAACAAAAAGTTCAGTAAAAAGAAACTTTCTCTTAAAATGAACCTTTTAATGAAGTTTCTCTCTATTTCGGCTTTCAAAGTTTTTTGCCACAACCAAAAGTCCAATGTTTGCCAATAACGTCTTGAAAGTTGAAGTGGTAAATTATCCAATATCCACTTCAATTCTACATAATCCCTGTTCAAATACAAGGCCAATATAATCGCAGAAACATGATCTCTTGACATCGTTTCAGCACCCTCATTCGGATACCGATAAAATTGGACGTATCCATCGTCACGCAGTTTAACGCATCGAAGTAATGTCTCTTTTAACCAAGGAACATTCGGATGAAAGATGTAAAAAAACGCATTTCTTCCGATGGAATCTCCTTTGGACCAAGGAGTTCCCTCTTCCAACGCAATTAGATTTTCATCAAAACGCCAAAACGTTTTTTGGTTATATGGGCTGATCATTAATATTCCATAATGTTGTTTATTATCAACATTTTACTGAAAAATGTCGAAATTAATCAACATTTTCCCAATTGTACCAAATACCATCTGCATTTGGCCACGTTGGATGGTTTGTTTGGGCTTTGATCGCATTTGGAGCGACCAAGTTTTTCAATTCCGTGACCCGAAAGAGGTCAAAACTATGCGAACATCTTTCCTCATGAATTGAACCATCGGGAAGATGAAACTTGATGGTCATCCCATCAAAATAGTTTAACCATACGAGTTGAGCAAGAACTTCGTCCGAATTTGATTTCCCGCTACTTATCCAGTCAAAATATGCTTCATCAATCATTTCTTTTGTTGGCGCTATTCGTTCAGGAAAAAGCCAATTCGAAAGTCGAGCGTAGGTTTCCTTGTTCATGTTTAATAATATTTTGAGTCTTCTCCAGCCTTGTCAAATATTGCAAATCCAAACTCTCCGAAATAAGTCAGAGCAAAGACTGCAACCAACCAAATAAAAATGTAAAGGTAAAAAAAGTTTTTCATAATAGTGGACCGTACTGGACTTGAACCAGTGGCTCTCGCGTTATGAGCGCGGCACTCTACCAACTGAGTTAACGGTCCATGTGCCTACAAAAGTAGGCGGTTAATCATCAATTTCCATCAACAGCATACATGCTATTTCCAACGTCACAAGTCCAAAAATGACTAAATAAACAATTTCAAAAACGTTCATATTATTCGCAATTACACGCTGACGGGTAAATTTCCATAAATTTTTTCAAATTTACCGGAGTGTTTGGATCGTTCAAAACTCGTTCTTGTGATTGAACAAATTCCCAGTTCAGTTCGTCGGGACAACCCCAAACTTCTGTAACAAGAGTATCAGAATATAACACAAACGTTTCATCTCCAGACTCATTGCTACTCGGAGGGCACCATGTATAACTGAATTGGATGTATGTGCATTTTGCACGATAGTTGTCGCAGTCAACTTTCTGCTTTTGACAGGCAATGGTTGAAAGAACGATGATAAAGAAAAACAGTTGTTTCATTTTTTATTTGTTTTAATTACACCACAAAGATAAAAGTATTTATTTCAAATTTCCAAATGGATTAACAACTCATTAACTACCTTGTTCATTTATAACTGAAAGCGTTCCTAAAAATCCAATCAATTTATTATTTACATCTCGCAATTGATATGCAACTCCATGAACTTTTTGAAATTTACCAGACGGGAGAACAAAACGGTATTCCATATCAAAGTTTAAATCATTTTGAACACAACGATACCACTCTTCAAATACATCATCTTTTTCATCAGGATGAATCCAATTAGACCAGTTATCTCCTTTTATTTCACCCTCAGTTCGACCTATTATTTTACACAAAGAACGATTGACATCTATACACTTTCCTCGTTCGTCACTTATCCAAGTTCCAAGTGGTAAGGATTTAATAATTGCTATCGTCTTTTGTTCCTGCAATGTTATCTTATCTTCGATCCTATTAATTGCATCTCTTAAAGTTGAACCGCCGTTTGGCCTAAATTCTTCTGCCATCTTTTGAATCTTTCCGTATAATTCCCTTCCTTCCTCATATCTTTGTTTTAACCAAAATTTCCATAAAGCGCCGCCGACAATTCCAAATGGGGCTAAAAGTGAGAGCCATTCTTTTAGTACGATTAAAATTGATTTAAAAAATTCCAAAATGCGTGTCCTCTTATTTTGATGATTGTTGATTATTTCTTTTTTGACTTTTTAATGGGAGGAATTTTATCTGGATGCCAATCGATTAAAAGTTCATCCTCTTGACTGGTATTCCGCCAGTATTTTGGACTGAACTTCGAAATTTGTTTATCCTTGTCTATAAATATGGGAAATCCTGCGCTAAAACCTTTATAATAACCCAAGACTTCTTTTAATTGTGGATTTAACCACCAAACAAGATCATTTATTTGAGGTTTTGATTGCGGAAAAATTTGATATTTCATTATTTTGAATTTTTTCTCGAACGTACTTATCAACTAAAAGTTTAAATTTACAAAACGCATTATCTTCTTGCTTTTGATTCCAATTTTGCTTGTAAAAGAATTTGGGACATTGCTTTCCGGAAACGTCATGGTGACGTATAACTCTGCTAACGTCCGGAACCTTCCTGTATAGCGTTACGACTTTACCTTGTGCGGCAGACCATAATTGAACTGTTTCTAAACGAACAAACCCTTTATCAATCATTTGCCAAGCAATTGAACGGGCAGTCATATCAACGATTAGCGAATCGTTTCTGCCGCCGCCGAGGCACATTTCATAAGAAAGAGAATTTTCATTAAAAACTTTTCCCTTTAACCAAGGCTTAGGAATAAATCCGAACCATTTACGATCCCCGACTGCAAACGCAACTTCGGTTTCCGGAACACATTGAATTATTTCTTCATCGTCAACTGCATAATGACAACCAGCATTTCTTGCTCTTTGTAAATACCGAGCATTCATTTCTGCATTTGCTTTTGGGTGAAAGTTTGCAGTATAATGAACGACTATATATTCAATTCGTTCTTTCCTTTTTCTTGTATGTTTGTCCAATATTTGACGGAAGGAAACTCCGCCAACGAAAAGTACAAATATAAGTCCTAATATATATTTAACTTTGTGGGTTTTTAAATGTAAAATAATTTTTTTCATCTCTTAGTCCTTTCCCATTGCTATCAATTTTTGAAGGTTTTCTTCTGTCATTTTATTAATCGTCGAATAATCATGATTCCAGCAAGCAAGTTCGAATTTTCTACGACGGGAATGACTTTTTTTGATGTCTTTATTTTTATTACCGCAACCCCAACTTGCGCCACAACATCTTCCTAATTTTCGTCCATTCTTGGTTAAGCCTCTTGCATATGAGTACATTCGTAAAGCATTGTTTTTCAAATCATCTTTATGTAAACGACCATACTTGTTAATTTCGTAAATCGTTATCTTAGTTGCTTCGTCAAATGTAACTTTACCATCCTTGGTATATTGTTTAATTTCATGTCTACGAACCTGACCTTGGTCATTCCACCCGAAGCCAATTGAATATGCTTGTTTACCATTCACAAACCCGTCTTTATACCACCACGAGCGGTATCCTTCATTCGCTTTAATTTCCCATACCATAATTTGATATGGAGAATATTTTAATTTAGATTCGTCGCTGTTAGGTTTGTTGGCTGCAACGAGAGCAAATAAGCATAACGAGCCAAAAATTATGCGTGTTTTCATTTGGTTTAACTCCTTTATATTTTGAGGTTTATTTTTATAGGGGGATTAATTTCTTATATACCCAATACAAATCTTCCATCGAACCTTCAAATGTTTGAAAATCAAATGGACTGACATCGAACTTGAATGCTCTATTTAGTTCCAATTCAAGTTCATGTAGTAATTTCAACTCATGTTGGCAATGGGCTTCTGCCAGTTTTCTGTTTTCTTTATTCCACTTGGCTCTCCTGACAATGAACCAATCTTCAAAGGCTTCTTTACTTGCAAGTTTGTTTTTCTGTTTCCATTCAACTTGCTCGTGTTTGAAAAGTTGATTATTTTCTTCAACCATTTGTAAATATGGACTTTCATTAAATTCTCCGTTTCTAATACGGTAAAGAATCAAATGTTCATTTTCTCCAAAAGGAACTTTCTTTAACTTCGGTTTTGAAGTAGTTTGACCTTTTCGCCAGTAATTAAATTGGTTGAATGACATATAAATATCTTTTAAGATTTTCTTAACATTTGTAAGTAGTAATTTCAAACGAAATAAACTACAATTTTAACAAGCATTAACAAAAGTTTAACAAATAAAAAACCCCATCCGACTTGTGAAAGTGAACGGGGACATAATAAGTAATTTATTTATTACATTGGCGGAAAATTACAATACTCTGATTTTTTTGGTTTATACCATATCTAATACATCAGTTAGCCTGCGGCCTGACTTCACAAATAACCAATCCCTTTGAGCAAAGTAGTCCTCAAATGCTGCCAGCAACCGTTCTTCGTTGCTATAAATATTGAATCGTTCGTCATCCGAAAACTCTCGTTCGGCCCAAGTCTCAAAATAGAGAGCCAATGTGATTCTCGCAAAATGCTTAGATGACGCTTCTAAATCGCGGTACTCCATTACATCAACGGGAACGGAAATTGTCTTTTTGCTCATTTTTAAAAATTTAAGTGTGATGCCTTGCGGCGTTTTGTTAGGACAAATGTACGTTGACGTTTGTAAACAACCAAACTCATTAACAATCATTAACAAATTAGTCTCTCAACAATTGTTTCCCGGTAAATGAACGTTCTTGAATCGGATTTGATTGCTTCATCTGCCATTGCAAAAATTCCTCACTTGTGATTGTCATTTCAACCAGTCCGTTTGAAGGTTGAAGGGAATATGATTGCGGAAAGCCTAATTCATTTATACTTTTCATTTCAGTTGGGTGAACCCAAACTTTGACTTGCCTGTTCATTTTGTTTTTCCTTAATTTGGTTATGAAGTTTTTGACGATAATTTTCAAGTTCTTCCAGAAAATTACTCGTTTCAATGTAAGTGAAATCTGCCAACCCATACTCACTCAGGAGTTGTTCCAAGGTCAGATTCTTCAAGTCTTTTTCTAAATTCAGCATTGTCTTTTTCGTTTTTGGCGTGACGATATTCTGCCCGAACATAAGCCCAAGTTGGGTTGTCGCCGTGATCTCTGTTTTGCAGGCTCATATTTGGGCCGGTTTTATTGTAATATAAATAAGCGTGATTGAAACATACCAATTCCATGTTTTCCAATATGCAATTGTCTTTATTTCCATCTTTCCACATCAACATCAACGGAACTTTATAATCAGTTATTCGTCTTTCATTGAACCCGCAAATATGACATTCTTCAACCATCAAACCTTCTTCAATCAACATTTGTTGAAGTTTTTCTTTACTATGAGTATGCTTCCGCCCATTAATAACTTCCAATGCAGTTGCTTTTGGAGCAGTAGAAGTGAAGACGTGGTTTCCTTTTTTATGAAGGTCAAATAAAGATTTTCCAGTTTCTTTATCAATGTATCTACTCGCATACTTGCGCCAAGTTTCTGGCCTAATCTTTAAATATTTAAAGGCTTGACGATTGTTTTCGGTAATCGACATAACATAGCGAACCTCTTCTTCCGTAAGGTTGTAAGATTTTCGAGTCCACACGCCTTTGTGTGGGTCTAATTTTTTATCATTATAATCAAGTTCTCTATCCAAGTTTAGCCTCCAAGCAATGAATAAACCAAGTAAGTGAAGAATAAAATAAACCAGTCCAAACCCATGAAATGGTTCCTATTTCTAAAAATTGCCCAACGTCAAACAAAAAGAATGCGACAAACCAACCTACCCAAACACCTGTGCAAAGGAAACAACCAAATAAATGCCCAATCCAACGTAACCCGATAAAATTCCTGTATTCCAAATCTCTCAACCATTTAAATAATGGAAATGTCGATTCGCTTATTATTTGGGTAATATTGTAAGTAATGAATACGGAAAAAATAAGTTTGAATATTATAAAATTCATTTTCTCGATTTGATTAATTTAAAAGGTACATTGTTTTCTGCTAACCTTTGGTTCAACTTCATCAATTGTTCTAAGGGCGCAGAAGTTAGTAAAAATTGACCTTGCAGTTGTGCAAATTCAATCGCGGCTTTACTTTTAGCCTCACTCCATTTCATGACAGTCATTAAACCATTTTTGATCGGTTCAGTATCTTGTCCGGTTTCGAACTTTAACAAAAGATTATATTTTTCGTCTTTGCAACAATCAACCATTGATTTATCCCATCTAATGTTTTGTCTACCGATTCAGTTATGACTGAATAAATATTTAGTTTTCCAACCCTGATATAGCCAATGAAATGACCGTTTGAAGGTTTAATGATAATATTCACTTATGAAGTCTCCTTTTTCCTGCTTCTTTAACTAACATCTTTCCGATATCATAAACCTTACTGAAATGAGCCAATTCAGGTTCTTTTTCCTTTTTCGGCTCAGGTTCCTCTACCGGAGGTTCTTCTTCTGGACTTGGTTCTGAGTTAGAACTTCCTTTTTTCTCTTTTTCTTCTTCCGGTTTTTGAGTCATAAAGGCTTGTAATTGTTCCAACGTATAAGTTTGATTACCAACTTTTATTTGAGTTATATCTCTGTAATCAAACCTATGATCTTTACCATAAACATCGTAACCAATACCGTCGAGGTTGTCACTCAAATCACCTTTATCTGCAACATCGTACCAAACACTTCCAACACAAACCTTTAAAGGTTTTCTTTGGTCCAAATATTGTTGTAAAAACCTGTTATCAAAATAATACATCTAAATCATTTCCTTTACGTTTTTTCTTTTTAAAATCTTTGTCCTTTTCAAGTTCAGGATTCCAATCTTTTTTCTTTTTTTTGATTTTTTCTTTTTCAGGAAGTTCTTCAAATTCTTCCCAATCATTCAAATTAACTTTCATTTTCTGAACTCTACGTTTTGAAGTCCTGCAAATAATTTTTCTAACGTATAATTTTTCCCCGTACTGGTAAAAAATTTAGTTGCCTCTAAAATATCCATTCTATCCTTTTGCATTAATGTTTCCATTATTGCCCAACCTTGGTGTTTGGTGAAAATGGCTTTATTGTAAAAATCATGATCTTTTGGATATGTTCGCAAATAATCAATTCTCCCAAGTTGGTTAGTTTCAACTATTAAATCCTCGTCTTTAATTCCCGGCCATTGAGCATAAAAGATTGTTGGTTGTAATTTACTCATCGGAACCTTGATTTTTATTTCTTGAATTCGGGTAAAAGGTTCGATGTAATAATTCTTTATAAATCATTCGGCGTAAATAAGTTTTCTCATTTTGTTGATTCAACATATTTTTCAATTCTTCTGTTGTATATTCATGTAGTGGTTTCATTCGTCACTGTTTTAATTGCTTCTTTAAATCTTTCTAAAAACCAATTCGCTTCAAGTTCACTTTCTTGTGCTTGTAATAAAAAGGATTGTTTTCCTATTGTTATTTTCGGATGCCAACCTTTTAATGATTTTTGAAGTGAATATTTAATTTCAGGTTTCATTTCAAAGTTATGGGTTCATTTTTACAAACAATCAATTCTTTTTCATACGTTTGAAGTGAACGTATTGTTATTTTTAAATTTCCGAGTTCAAATTCCCCAAGTTCGTTTGCTTGGGTTATGATATCACTCAAATGTTGAATATTTATAAAGTCAGTTTGATTGAACCTTTGACCGTCAATTTCAACAATTACGTCGGTTTCACACGCACCATACTCCATCTTTGTTTTCAAATCAAACTTCGTATTATGTTGTTCACGTTTAACATAAGTATCAATAATTTCTTGTTCCAATTCGACATAAACCAATCTGTCGCACCAAGGTTCTAATGCTGAAATAAAATCATAACCACAATTTCGAAGAATAAAGCCGATATTTCGTCTATGTTTAGGCATTATAGGATGATGCCATTCGTCATGTTTCGGAAATGATTGCCATTTCCTGATGAAATTTAACATTGAATTTCTGTTGTTAAATTCCCATTCTTCTGAACTTTTGCCCGGAGTTGTTAAATATGGATTAAACCTTGAACCTCTACACGTCATGTGATAACAATATCCTTCACGAGTTTGAACAAATTCAGTTCCGTTTAATAAAAATCTATTCCACAGATCATCGTCTTCTTTGGATTGTGGTGTAAACAAGTAATCGTGACCGTTTATTTCTAAAAATTCATCTTTACAAACTGTCCACGGAGCAAAAATTCCAGATGTGGTTCCTTTCAACGGAACATTAAATTTCATAGGTTGATTTGGATTGAAATTACAAGTATATTCCCAGTTATCTAATCTTGACCAAACATCTAACTGAGCAAATAAACCGTCCTCATCAAAACTTTCAGGTTCAATTCCAAAATTACCAACTATCTTTTCCTTCCCACCCGGGTGAAGTGGCGGCTCTATTCGTGTAAGCGACACTATACGGTTTTTTATCAAATTCTCCCCATCATACATCAACTTTTCAATTTCATCCAATGCTCCCGGACAAAGATACATATCACAATGCCAAACCATTACCAAATCAGTTTCAACAATGTCTTCGACAATTTTATTGTAAAGAATTGTAAGACCTAACCGTTCTGGTCCTGAATTGACAATATATTTAAAATAGGGGTCTTTTTTGGAAAGTTCCTCATACCATTCTAATGTTCCATCAGTACAAGCATCAACTGCCGAGCAAATCCAAACTTCGTGGTTTCCTTGATTCTTCCTAATTGAATCGTAACTCCACTTAAAATATTTTAAGTTATTTCTGTTGGGGACAATAAGTGAAATTTTCATTTAACTTTTTCTTTTGCAAGTTGATATAATTCTTCTGGAACTTCGGTGTTAACGATCATATCATATTCGTCTTTGAAGGGATACAATCCTACTTCTTCCATTAACATTTGAATGACTCTTTCGTTGGGAGTTTCCCATTTCCAATCACCATAATACATTGATTTTGCAAATAATTTGCAGATTACTTCGCATTTGTTCATATTAAACTTTCGTATTTATCTATAATTTTAGAATCAACATTCAAAATTTCTCGGCCTTGCATGGTTGGAAATAAAACTTTTATTTGTGTCACAATTTCCTCCCATCTTTTTATAATCACCATCAATTTGCGATTTCAGATTTTTGAAACTATTGAAAAACTTTTCTATATCGAAATAACCACAATTATGGTATTTTCTGACAATCATTGGTAAAAAAATTGCTGCAAAATTTTCATGATTGACCGTTTTATCGTCATTAACAAATGAAACTAAACGATTCGCGCCTATTTCCAATAAACATGATAATTCAAATTGTTGTTCAATATCAAGTCCTTCGATCAATCCAGTAGATTTCCATTTTTTATAATATTTGATTGCGTCTATTAAAATGATTTCTCGCTTCATTTTCAAATTTGTTTAATTATTGGTAAGTTGCCTGAAAACCCTTCAATTGAATAAATGCTTTCAGTTTCATATTTTTCAATTAGAACCATTTGCAATATCCCATCTTTTCGTATTAACCCAAACGTATAATAATCACCTAAATTTATGAACTTCCCACTATGATAGCAAACCATTTGCAAATCATTGTATTTTTTAGAAGTCATACGTTGCCATTTAATTTCTTGCATAGTTGGATGTATAGGATTCGAACCTATATGGAAAATCTCAGGCATATTTGATATATTACAATTTTCCTCACCGCGAGCGTCTAACCAATTCCGCCAACATCCAATTTTAATTTCAGTACCCAAACCGTCATTTACGGTTATTTAATTATTTGAATTGTTCTTTAAAATTTTCTACAATTTTGTCTTGAATTTCTGAATCTAACTCGACAGTTCCAAATTTTGAACTGGCGGCGGCAAGACGTTCTCCCATTGCAATTTTCTTCCAATTTGAGGCAGTGTCCAAGATCGGAACTTCCTCAGGTTTGGCCTCTTTCGCAAAAGGAATGTAGATTGTCAAAATTCCATTCTCAAACACGGATTGAATTCCTGTATGGTCAAATTTTGATGTAATTTGCCAAGTAAAATCAAAATCTCGTTTGATAATGTTCCTTTTAACATAAGTTCGCTTAGATTCATCTTCCCGGTTTGAACGGTTGTATTTGATTCTAAGTTTATCCGATGTTTTAGTTACTTGAATATCCTCGCGTTTGGCATCCAAAATTGGAATTTCAAAAACTAAAAATTCATCGTTGAACCAACTGTCTAATGGATAAGGAACCTTTGTTAAATCGCCGAAAGGTTCAAATACTGATTTCCCTCTGGCTAACTCGTTACGGAATAAAAGGTTCAATTCCTGAAAAAATGGGTCATTTGCGATCCCTGCTCTGTATTGTGTCATTTGTTACCTCCTAAGATGGTTTATGAAATGACGGCTTGGGGTACTGAATATTTTTTTTATCGAATAACTGTTTCTTCAAATATTTCAAACAGTGAACGTTCAGGACAACTAATTATAAACTGAGCATTTTCAAACCAACTCGTCCTTCCCAAAAGTTTCAAATAAATCGTTTTTGTTTCAGAAGGCAAACCTTTTGCTGCCCCAACAATATCAAAAACGGTGTAACTGTAATTTTTTCCTTTCAACTTGAAAGTATTACCAATTTCAATGTTCATCTTTTAACTCCTTTGTTAATTTAGTTATAAATATCTTTTCTGAATAAATTTCGTTGTAAGCCTTGAACGCATATTCACTTACATGATCGTAAAAAAGTTTATTTTCTTTTAAATGCTTTGCAACTCGCAATGCTTCCTGCATATTTCCTTTCGGAATTGTTAATTCGGGGAACAACAAACGTTGCGCATCGCAGCCTTCTGGGCTTTTATCATCATTTCTTCCCCAACCCAAACAAGGAATTTTTAACCTTGCACACGCTAATGAAAAACTTCCGGCAGCAAAAGTAGGCATTAGATTGATACCATATTTACGTTTATTCAATTCCAAGAACCATTGTTGCCAAGTCATGTAAGGTAAATGGTGTAAATCGACAATTCCATCTTCATTTTCTAACTTTCGACCCATTGACGGGGCAAATACTTGTTCGCCTAAAAATTGGGCTACAATAAACGAATCCATTCCTCCGTACCAACTACACATATTTCCCGAAATAAGTGAACCTGAACGATTCTCGTGCGGAATAGCAGGGATTGAATCTTCAATTAACAAACTTGGAAGCGTATAAACTTTTTTATCCGGAAAAATACCTTTGAAATAAATAACATCTTGCTCGTTATGACAATAAATGAAATCTACTTCATTTAAAAACCCTAAGAATTGAAGTTGAGTTTCAATTGGGAAATCTTGATATAGATTTGCTGGCCCTTCCTGCATCCAGCACCATTTTTCACAAATGTTTCTGTTTTCCCAGAAAAAATTAATTGCTTTCATGGGTTCTTTTTTAGGAACAATTATGAAACCAAATTCAAACCAAGAATCAATTTCTTTGCTTTGGTTAAAATTGAAATGTTCTGCATCTAACCCGACAATCCAGTTAGCATCAGTTCTGCCACCTTGATTTCTGGCTAATTTTCCAGTAAATTGATTTTCAGTAAAAAATGCTATATACATGAAATTCCTGTTTCTAATGCTTCTCTAATTTGTTTTGCAGTATAACCTCGGATTGTGAGTTCATCCAAAAGTTCATATACTGAAACATAATCTAAATAATTTAGATTTTTTTGTTCAAACCATCTACCATAATGCAATTTATTTCCATTGTTTGATTCTTTATTTTTCATATTATTTCAATTTTATCGTAAATACTACATTTAAAAATATTCGTAGGTTCGTTTGTGCATAAATACGGAAAAGTACCAACTTCAAAATCTTTCAATTGAAATTCAAGCCCATTATCGTACTCATCATCACTAAAATTGATGTTTAAAATTTCAAATTCGTGTGCTTCTATTTTCATAGTTTCCAAATGAAGTTTTTGCCATTTTTGCGTATTATAGTTAAACTGATAACTGCCCATATTAGGTTCAGTCTGAAACGTTGTATATTCAATATTTCGGTTTTTCGCCGTTGTTCGGTCTACCCAACTGAATTTATATAATCTTAGTTTCTTATTAATAAGATACGAGGTCAAAATTTCATGTATAGACGTAATCATATCATCGTCTTTTGAAGTTAAATAATTCCTTCCAGTTATATGCAATAAAAGTTGAACCAACTCCTAATACAAAACTTTTGAAGTCAATTCCGCCCATAATAAGGTCAAATCCAAAGGCTAAACCAAAAATAATCAAAAATGCTGGTTCTATTTTCATTTTAAAAATTCTTTTATTGTTTTAATTAAAGGTTCTCTTTCTCTAAAATCTTGACATAACTTCATTTCTTTATTTAACCAAATAACCAATATGTATCTTCCTTCATGTTCATCGTTTTCATAATAATCATCTAAATAAAAATGTAAGCCTTCTTTCCAACCAAATTGATAAAAAATGGATGAATCAACGGTATATCGCTCTCCTTTCAAATAATCAAATTGCGCAAGTTCTTTAAGTTGTTCTAATAAAGACATTCTTTTAAAAATTTAGGTTCCACCGTATAATTTTCAAATAAATAAGTTAAACTCGTCCGCAATTGCGCATAATTTTGTTCATTCCAGACATTATGATTGTGTTTACCTGCAATATGACTTTGAAACATAATCATATCGTGATTATGAATGGAAATATTTTCTTGGTGAATTCCGTCGTGGCCAAAGAATGTTTTACATTGCCATTCCAAATTGTTATTATGCTGATAATGAAGTGCTACATATTTGAATTTGCTTTGTAATTCATATTTTGATTCTGGCGAACATAACCATCCCGGATTACGATGTCCCATTTCAGATAAATCAAATCCGCATTCAGCCCATTCATTCTCCATTAACGAAATTCTTTCTTGTATTTGTTTTGAATCTCGCAATTCAGCCCACTCGCACTCTCCATAAAGTTTAGGGTCAGAAGTCATGTGGAAGTGGCCGTGGGTGCAAATTTCTGTGAACGAAAGACTTGCAAGTTCTTGAATCCAACTTTTATCTTTACTAATGGGATATTCGCGGTGGTAACAAGAAGGAACGAAAATATTGAATTTACAGCCAAATTCTTCATTCAAACTTCTAAACCATTTTTCCGCAGGTTCTCCAAGTAATCGGTAGCCTTTTTTGGGATTTATGTCATCTACTGCTATATTTAATTTAAACTGGCTCATGTCTAAAACTTTCCTTACTATGAATATAACAATGAAAAACGGTTTTAATCCAAGGACAAACATTTATGTCATTGGCAAACCAAATGCCTTCTTGACCGTGAGAGAATATAATGCAATTATCATGCTCCTCACGAATATGTTTCCAAGATTTGTCACTCTCAATATTTAACAACCACTTTTCAAACAAATCTGCCCATTCTTTGTAATTAGGACTTATAAACATAGTGTCATCATCTGGGCAATCGTTTGAAAAATAAATCGCCTCAAACAGTTTTTCTTGATATTTGGTCATAAATTTAATTTATCGTGCAAATAATATGATAGCAGGTTGAACGTTGTTATGTTTATCAATTACTTCTTGGATTTCATCCGATAAATCATCAGCATCTTCATTAATATACCAAATTAATTCATTATCATTCATAGCAAATCGATCGTTAGAATCCAAAACGACTGAATTATCTTTACTGATAAAATCATGAACTCCGGTTCTGCCATATTGATCATATGCATATAAAACAGCGGCTTCTGGGTCGCATTTTTGAAGTTCTGAAATTAAATCTTTAACTTTAATGGTTTGCATTTATTTCTTTAATTTTTTGTTCTCTTAAATTTTGCAATTTTTTAATTTGATGGTCAATTTCAATTATATCAGAATGTAGAAATACATATCGAAATTCAAACTCATTGAAATTATACCAATCATCATGTTGAACAACGATCGTTAATTCTGAATCTTTTTTGTTGTACCGATTAAACTCGCAAAAGTGAACTAAGTTTTTTGTCGGTGTAATTTGAAACCCTCGACTGCATAGCCAATCAGCATCTTCCAACCTAAATGTCACGGCTCTGAACTGTCTATCAAATAATGACTTATACGATTGTTCAAATGCGCTGTTAAAGGTATAATCTTGGGGTTCAAGGGTTCGGGTTTTGAAATCTTTGATTGTAATTGTTTTCCAAGGTAAATCTTGCGGATTTATAAGCATAATTTCAATTATTGTTATTTTTAATTTGTTCTAACTTTGATGCAAATAAGGCTACTTCCCAACCAATTTCTTCAACAAATTCACCTACTACTTTACAATAACCTAACCCATTGTTTTGACAATACATTTCTGCTTCTTGCCAATTTAAGGCTTCAATGTTCGGGCCTTGCCAAACTTTTAATTCACCGTCATTTGGATCAATAGCACGAATTTCAGTTGTAAATTTCTTCATTAAACATAACCTTCGTTTTCTTTCATAAATTCTTTTCGGGTTATTGCAATTATGGGTAAATTATCCAAATATGACAAATCAGGATCGGCTTCCAATTTAGTCTTCCAACATTGTTCTACTTCATTGAATTCAAAGTCAACGCCCCACTCTCCAGCAGGTCGCCAATAATAATATCCCGAATCCGAAGCAAAATAATTGTGCTGCCTTCGTTCCAACCTCATTGCGGTTCCGGTCGGGGAACCTATACGAACGTATTTGGGCGGTTTATTTTTCATCTGCTATTTAAAATGACTTTTTATCCAGTTTAAAATGTTATTGTAATTTAAAATAGTCAGCATCAAAATAAACCACACTACACTCCAAATTTCATATTGAAATGAACCTTCAAATGCAAACAATACTCCTAAAAAATAAAATAGTATAGCAATAATGTTTTTCATAGTGACTTCGATTTTACCTGTTTAAACAATGTTTCAAGATTATGTTTCGATTTTTCTTCTAATTCAACCCACCAGTTTCCTTTTTTTTCAGCATTACAAATTCCAGTTGGATTATCTTCATTTAAGATAAACTTTCGTTTTTGTGGGTGTCTACGGTTATGAACCCGTAAAATGTTTTTGAAATTGAACTGAACAAAGTCATCTCCCATAATCCGTTTGGCGATTCTTAAAATTGATTCATCTTCGCCGTGATGGATTAATGAATGGGGCAAAGTTACTCCCGATTTTAAAAGTTCACTTGTAAAAACCAAACAACTTCCATCGGCCTTGGGTTCAGTCAATGCTTGGACTTGAATTTTATCGGGACTGATATTATTTATTTCATTCATTTGTTCTAAGGACATATAAGATTTTTCAGAGGCAGGATTGTTAAAAATCCAATTTTCATCATCTTGATATGGAATTGATTCAAATAAAGGATGCGTTATCACGTCCCAACTTTTGTCCCAATTCTTTCTTCCGGCAAAGTTAGCAACATATTTGGGATATTGGCCGGAAACTTGTTCATGTAAAGTTTCCAAAGCAAATAACGTTTGTTTGGGCCATAGAGAATCCACCTCGTTCCAACAAATAAAGTCATGTGTATTGGTATATTTCCAACATATATCTCTGCGAGAGTGTGCAATATTATAAAAAGGAACATCATCAAAAATATATGAAATCTTCACATCCAATTCAGATGGTAGTTTACCCCATATCTTTCCAAATTGTTCTTTAAATAAAATAAAACCATAGTATTCGTTTATAAATACTCTGCCATTTCCATGCTGTTCATAAAATTTATACCAATCTATTTTTTCAAATTTTTGCTGAAAATTAAAACATAAATCTATTGTAATATTTTGTTTATTAGTTATTGGTTCAGTCATCTGAATCAGAGATTGAATATGTTCATTGAACATTCCAATTTCATAAAATTGAATTAACGACGAAAATACATATTTATTATTTAATTGCATATTTTTTTATTATTCTATATGTATGACTTAAATCATAATTTAACAACTGGGATATTTCTTTTGGTGTTTTTCCGCTATTGTATAATTCTAAACATTGAATTTTTATATTTTGAGATTTTTCATGAGAATTGTTATGATTAATATCAATTCGATCCCATTTTCGTTCGAGTAATGGGAGTTTCAGTGCAGTTAAATTAGTCTTAAGAGTTTTTAATTCTGAATTAACACCCAATCGCAAAAAACTCATATCTCCCCATATATGTATGGTACTTCTATTTGAAATATATTTTTTAAAAAATTCAAGAATATGTACCCAATTTTTATGTATTGCTATTGATAAAAATACTCTTTTATCGGACTTAGGTGTCTTGACAATTGATCCGTCCCCGTCTATATAACCTGCAATAAGTGATAATATTTGGTTCTTATTAAAATTGCTCTCATAGTCATTTATATCGGGCGGATTATACGTTTTATTCGGTTTAATGTGAAATTTATTTACTATTTGTTTAACTACAATCTTGTCGCAAAAACGAATGCGACAACTGGTATTATTACTTGTCTTGGTTTTAACTTCTCTATGATCGATTTCATTTTTAAAATTTACAAATTTTTTAAATTTAAACAAATGATCATAATCTTTATTATTTATTTCTAATGACATTTGTTGGGAATTTTGCGAAAACCAACCATCCGCTAACAGAAATCCGACCCAATAAAATGATTCGTTATCGTTTTCCAATAGTTTAGTCAAATCATAATTTGTTTCTTTTTCTTGTTTCATTTTTTTGAATTTCCTTTATAGTTTTTATAAGAAGATTGCTAACAAATTGATTAACTTTTAGAGAATTCTGTTTACAATATTCTTTAACAATCGAATGACATTCAACTGACACTCTAAAACTTTTCAATTCATCGATTTCTTCTTGTTTCATATACTATAAGTATCCAAAATTTTACAAAAAAAGTTACAAATTATTTTCAATTCCTTCCAACATTTGTTGGCAAGAACGTAAATGCTTATCCAACATTTCAATTTCGTAAAACTGAACTTGGGTTCCGATGAGGTAAGTGTTTTTTAATTTCATTTTTAAATCATTTTACAGCCAGAATAGGCTTCATAATTGTAAAGATTGGGGGCATAATGAAGATATTCTTCATGAACTGCATAATTAATCACTTCTCCGTTTGACAAACGTTCTGATTTCCATTCCCATTGGCCGTATTCATTACGTTGCGGCACTGTCAAAACTTTGGTTTTTATACAGCAACCATATTCATATTCGTAATGAATATCGCCAATTTTTATGCCTTGAACCTCGACATCACCCTTTGTAAAAATTCTATTCATTTTTCAGTATTTTTATCGTTTGAATTATTTCACCAGTAAATATCTTTTTTCTAACTAAGAAAACTTGTCCGGGCCGAACCTCAAAGTGAAATTCAGTATCATGGTAAATCCATTGCCATGAATAAATGTCATCACTACTGGGGTTTATTTGCTTAACTTTAACCCGTTTAATTCCATAAGGCGGTATATTGATATAATTGTCGTTTAACAATATTTCACCTGCTTCCGAATTAACTTTAAAGGTTTGGGCATTTGAGTTTAACCAAAGACAAATAAATACAAAACTAAACAGTTTCCTCATCATTAAAATGTTTTAATTGATAAACCATCATCATTGCATTACAAGCAAGAGCAATTAAATGACCGTTTTCCTGACCATCATCATCAAAGGTTCCTTCTTGAATTTCCATAAAATGCCGTATCAAGGCTTGATTCAATTCCTCAACATCAATCTTTTTTTTCCAGTTGAACCTTGGATATTTGTCTCCCTTATTTTGGGACATTCGTTCGGCCATTGATTTAACAAATGACCAATCCAACTCGTAGAAAAGTTTATCTTTGTTCTCTTTTATTCCAGAATTCATTCAAAACCATTATTGTGAACGTTAAAAATCCGGCATATATAAAAGAATTTATATGCGTATAGAGTCCTAAAATGGACAATCCGGCACTTACAAAAGTTAACTGAAAGGATTTCATTATTTCAATTTTATAAACAATAACGCAAAACCAAATATAGGCCAACCTAATACAAGCAACACCGAAAAAATAATCAAAACTGGAACAATAAAAATCATTTGTTCTGAATGATAATATTTCGCGGTAAGATATTTAAAATCTTGATAAGCAATAAAGCCGAAAATAACTACTCCGAATAGATAAATTAGTAAAATAGTACCCATTTTTAAAAATTATTTAATATGTCCCAAAATTCAACAGGGAGATGAATGTTTTTATTTGATATTGCAATATGAAATAATGGTGCGATTTCTTCTGACGAATAACCACTTAAACCACAACCAATTTTGGTTACTAAGAATATTTTATCAGGATTTTGTTTTGCATATTCAACAAAGATTTTAACATAAGGTTCGATTTCATTTATTGAAAGAACCTTCAAATTTCTATCCTTAGTCGGAATTGCATAACATTCGCCTGTTGGGCCAAATCCAACGCCGTATTCTGCTCCAAATTGATTTTTAGCATTTAAGGCTGCACCTAATCCGTGCTTTCCTGCTAAGTTCGAACCAAATACGAAAATCTCGTTTGGTTTGAGTTCAGTTATATTTGGATGAGTTATTCTATTAATCATTTATCTGTTGAGTTTACAAATCAATCCTTCTGAACCTTTGGTTAATACCCGCTCAGGAAACCCGCCGAAGGAATATTTGATTGGATGGCCAATTTCTTGAATTTTGACCAATCTACCGTTATAAATCAATTGTTCAATTGCGACAAATACCCGTTCGTTTAACCCATAATCGTCAAAAATAAAATAAACATCTCCATTACCCAAATTCATTGAACAGGCACGAGCAACGTCATCTAAGACGTTTTGGGTATCGTGTCCAGCATCTACGACAAATACATTCAAAGGTTTAGTATTTGGATTATCATCAAATGTATAACTTTTATATAAAACCATAGCAATGTACTCAATATTGGTTCTATCTGAATTCAAAACTTGGGCTTCGTGAAAATGTCCCGGAAAGTTTATCGTGTAAACCTTTGAAAACAAATAACTCAAAACTCTCGTTGTTTGACCTTTATGAGTTCCAAATTCAAGTGCATTCCATGTATGAGAACCTTCCAAGTTTTTGAAAAACTCCCATACATCGGTTTTAAACTTGAAAGAGGTAGTTGAAAAGTTTTGAAACTTATCCTCTCCTACTTCTTCTAAAATTTCTTCTATTGACTTAAAATAGACCGTTTCTTTCATGTTAGAATAACCAAATTAAAATGTAATAGAATTCCAACCATTGCGCAAAATGTTGACAATGTACTTGTAATGGTACAAATAAATGCTCCGAATAAAGTTTCTTCATTAGATTTAAAGATTTTATACGAATTTACAAGTCCGATAAATGGAATTAACGATATGAAAATGTTCATAATCCTAACTTTTGTTTGACAAGTGAATAATTGTAACTAAAAGGGTATTTAGAATTTACTGGTAGACCTAATGCTTCGCCTAAACGCAAAATTGTCGGTTTCTTAACTGCATAAAGTTCTTTACTTGTTTTAAAAAGAACCTTTGCAGCAGTTTCCCAATCAACTGTCGATGGAGTGGGAGGAACAGGAACCGAACCATTATCAAACTTAACTTCTTCAATGCACCAAAAATCATCAGCCTCGTTTGAATTTAAAGCAAATGAATAAGGCATCCAGAACAAACCTTCCTCCCCCCAACTTGTACCCCAACTATTTTGAATTAAAAAGCATTTTTTTGAGTCAGAAAAACCAATAATTGTAACCGCGTGTCCTCCCAATAGTCGATCTCCACGTTTTGGTAGAGGCATTATTCCAGTAGTCGACTCCCAACTTCCGTAAAAACTTTGATAAACGTTGAAACCAAAACTTACAGCAGCGCCACTCAAAAGCGTTTGTTTTATTTTAGGTTCATTCTGATCAACACTTGCATATTTGACGGCGACATTTTTTAAACCATCTTCATATACATTGGGAGTTGGTTCTTTGGTCAAGGCAGAAAGCGTATCCTGATATGGCCATAAACTTTCATTGGCCAAGCCCCACTTATTCAATGCTTTGAATCCGTCCCTAATATAGGCACCCGAATCTTCCCCTTCCCAACCTTGAAGTTTTCTTGCATTATAATATTCAAATAGACGCGACGGTTCGAATTTAAAATCGTTTGTCACTTGCGCAACCTCGTAACGAAAACAAGCGCAAGCACTATTGGAAACACACGAGCCAATATTTCCTTGGTCGTATATGGGAATCTTTCTATCCAACTCAAATTCACTTGGAAGTGAAACGGGTGCAGATAAATGTCTTACTGATTTTAAATCACGCTCGTCTTTTGGCTGACGCTGCCAATTAAGAATTCTGGTTTGCAATTATATTTCCTCATAATTTTGTAATTTTAAATCTGCCAATAAATGAAGTCGAAATACAACTCCTCTATCATCTTTTACCAAATAACCTAAGACTTCTTGGGTTTTATATTTTGAACCATAAAAATGGTCATTTTCATATACATCGTCGTAACTTCCATTACCATAATAAATACGGTGGTAAAAGGTTGGAAGCCCGACAATTTCCAACCGTTCAGTTCCATTCCACAAAACTATATCCCCAATTCTAAATTCTTCAACGTTTTTTAATGCTTCAAATACAGTCATCTAAAACTCTCCCTTCCAAATTTTAATAATTAATGCAGTTATTCCTAAAAATAATGCAGTAGCAAAAAGAATACCCGCAACCATCATGTTAATAACCAGATAATTTTCAAGAAATGTAACTGTTTCAGGTTGAAAATTTTCAGGATAATGAATTCTACCAAAATAAACTACGGCCAAGTTCAACAAAAATATAACTACCAAAAATATAATTAACCATTTTCCTTTCATACAAATATAAGTATTTTCTTAGAACTTTCAAATATTTAGTTTGTTAATTTAAAGTTAACGTTTTGAAAGGTTAGACTTAATTAAACTAAATCCTTCCTCATTATTATCAACTCTAAAACATTTATCAATCTTATAACCAGAAGGCAAATGTTTACTTCCAATTAATTTCCAAATCCTTAATTTAGTTTTATCAATACCTTCACCACTTCTACTTGTTGCAAATACGGTAACTGCGTCAGGTTTGTTTTTGGAAATGAACCTTTGATTAATTTTGGTTATGGTTTTGAAAATTGGTAAGGTATAAGATAAATTTGTTTTCTTTGCTTGTGTTTCAAACCCATCTACACTAAATGCGGTATTAAAGACTAATTTAAGTTTAGGTTGAATTATTTCAGAAAATCTAAAATATTCTCCTATTTCTTCATCAGTAAATGATTCAAATCGAATGTAAACTTCTGAACCATCAGTTGTTTTAAATTTAAATTCGTGATCGTTTATTTGTTCATACTCGAATTCATCAATATTGTCATAATCCAGAATTTCATTTAAAAAATCTTTGGTTAAACCTTCATATATTTCTTTGATTTTCATATAAATATCTAAAAGTTTTTAGCATCCAATAATTTACTTGCTCACTGCCTCCGGGAACTGCATTAAAATGATAAACTCCGGGAATTTCCGTAAATAACATTCTATCATCTAAAACGTTCTTTCTTCCCAAATCTTGCATATTGAATTGGTATGGAAGTAATTTAACTTTCCAATCATTATGTCGAACCAACATATTAATTAAGGGTTGATCAGTTCCGACCCCGTACTTCTTTTGCATTGATTGAACCTTTGATTGGTTCTTCCAATAAAAATCCAAAATAGTTTCATGTATGAACCTGAAACTTTTATTCGTTATCATGAATCCAGTATTGAAATAATTCCAGATATGTTTTTGTTCGACATTTGGAGTCCCAAAAAACTCATATTCATAATTTTCAACACTTCGACATAACCAATCATAATCACCGTCATTATGGACAGCACAAAATTCATGTTTTGTTAATTCAAAAAAGTTTGGACATTGAGGATGAATAATCGTATCGGCATCAACCATTAAAATCTGGTCATATTCAATTCCTTCATTTTCTAACAATTGGAAAACATAATGACGTTGAATGATTGGAGTCATTTCTTCAAGCGGAACGACTGGTTCTTCCAAAACCATGACTTGGGAATTATTGTTTTTGGCCCAACGTTTCCAACTTTCAATAGATAACCCATACATATCATCCCTGTTAGGACGATTCGGGTTTTTAATGTTGATTATAAGGATTATGTTTTTATTCATAACATTCATCTATTTTATTCATCCTATCAACCCAGTCTTTTTGAGCAACTTTAAACGCATCGTTTAATTCTTTCTTTAATATTGACCGGCCTATCGAAAACATTATTTGCCACGCAAATCCTTGTTTATAAGTTTTATTTGGTATTTTAGTAATGCAATATCGACAAAATAGTGTTACAGCATAATATGTCTCATCTTTCCATTTACTTCTCTTGGTTTAACTTGAACTTCGAAGTAAGAGGCAAATAATACGGCAAAAATTAAAAATAATCGTTTCATTTAAATTTGTTTAATTAATTCGTTTGCAATTTCAACACTCGTCCCAATCTTTCCACTGAAAATGCTGTAAAGTTGGTCTGAATGTTTGGTTATGTAACTTGGCCGGGCATCATCATGTTCTCTGTCCGGTAAAACGGTTCTTACTGTAAACATTGAACCTTGATAATGAACGTTACCTATTTTTTTATTTAAACCTTTATTTGATTCAGGTAAAACTGGTTCACCTTCAAATTTAAAATATTCATTTAACCCATTCAAAATAAACGGAAAACGACTTAAAGAACTTTTAACAAGTCCAATATTCAAAATTTTCAAATAACCATTAGGAACTTGAAATATTTTTCCAACTTGACGTTCATGTATGGCTTCGCTTACATGGCCGACAACATGAAAATATGGATTACTTCCGTATGGATCAATACAGCAAAATTCACCGTCAACTACAACGATACCTTTATTTTTATATTCTCGACCGATTGAAACCAGCGCCTTTTCACAAAGTTCAAACTGATAATCGATATGTTGATCAGAAGGTAAAAGTTCATTTATATTTGCGTAAGTTGAATTTATTACTAAATCGAACCTTTGCAAATCTTTACGCTCAAATTTTTGTGCGTAATTAACTTTGATATTTGTCTTTCGCAATCTTTCGACTATATCCAAATACAATTTTCCTACATCAAAACTATTTTCTTCGACTTTTAAAACAGTTTCAATATTTTCTTCCCACAAAGGTAATGTATATTTAGGGACAATTTCAAATTTTAAGTCGTTATTAACTAAAAATTTACAATATTCGTCAGAATTAACCTTAGATCGAGTCGAAATTGCGTAAAAACGCTCATAACCCGAATTCACAACAGCATTTGGGTAAAATTCTTCAAACGCTCTAACCCCACTAAGCACCTGTTCAACTGTTTCCTTTGAACGAGGATAATGATAACCCCTATGCAGCCGGTACTGATTAATTCCGCTGGCTGCTGATAATATGGAGGTATTTTTTTCAAAAATTTCAACTTGCGCCTTTGGAAATTTTTCTTTTAATTTTAAAGCAGAAGTACAACCAAATATTCCTGCACCAACTATTGCTATTTTCAATAACGTACCCTTTTACTAAAATTTGTGTCTAAATTGAACCGAAATATTAACGTTATCCAAAAAAACGTCAATGTTTAAACATAATTTTCGCTTAAACATAACTTCGAAGTTGATCGGAGTATTGTATCCCTTCTCCTTATGAACGTAATGAAATGGCGGTAATCCGGTATAAAACCGAAAGTTCTTATATTTAAAAACTCTAAATGACATTTTTGCGTATAAGCGATCATCCCCATTAAAATTGGTCAAATATTCTAACCTCAAAAATGCCAAATCAATATCTTGCTCCCATTGAACAAATGCAAAATTCCCATCATTGTGACTTAGACTTATACCCGTATAAACATCATTTAGTTCTTGTGAAAATAAGGTTAAGGGTAAAAACAATAATGGGAATAAGAGTTTCATGACATAAATTCCTGTTTAATCCAGTTTAAAACGTTTCCGGTTGGAGAATAACCAATTTTTTGAATTTTTGAAATATCCGCCAATGTTTCACTTCTACCTACAAATCCTTCCTCAAAAACAATTGGATGATTAAATGCTTGTGCGATTTCAAGTATTGAATAATTAACTTGACTTCCTACTTCATAAATATCAAATTTATTTTGTTCTAACATTAAAATATTCGCGTTTACAATATCGTTAACAAAAGTGAAATCTCTTTTTTGATTCCCGTCTCCGAAAATAATCAAAGGTTCATTGTTGTCTTTTCTATCCTTGAACTTTTGCAAAACAGTTGCGTATCCGCCAGAAGCCATTCTTTCTCCATAAACGTTGAAATATCTTAATATTTGAATATCCATTCCATATAAATGTGCATACATTTCACAAAGTTCTTCCCCGATTAATTTTGAATGTGCGTATGGATTCGTAGGGTCAAATACTGAACTTGAACTTGAGTATATGAACTTTTTAACTCCTTGCTTTCTACACGCTTCCAAAAGGTTCAACGTCGAAACGATATTGTTGTAATAATAATGTTGAGGGCGATCATAACTTTGAGGTATCCTTGCTACCGCCGCTACATGAAAGACTGCATCGACGCCCTTCAAATCAATTTCAGAGGTATTGCACAAATCAATATGCAAACCAGTTACTTTTGAGTTTCTATATTTACCAGTCGAACCATTATCGATACCAATAACTTCGTGTCCTAATTCAAGTAGACGTTCAGTTAAGTGACTTCCAATAAATCCTCTCCATCCCGTGATTAATACTTTCAATTATTGATCTCCCCAAGTTTGTTTAAATTCAAAATTACCTAAATAAATGTTCCTAACATCATCTAAAAATTCTTCCAGAGAAACTGGCAAATCCCAATTTAACATCAACCGGTAACCCGAGTCTGTCCACCAATCTATTGATTTGTTATTTAAAATTAAATAGCCTTGGTAGTCATCAGGAAGTTGGTCGATTTTATTTCGGATGCTGGGAATATCTGTGTAATAAATTGCTATTGAGTACATTATTTTATTGATATTTTTCTTTAATTAAATCCCACGTCTGTTTCATCACATTTATCCTATCTTCAATCGGAAATCCTGTAAAGTGCCAAACATAGGCATATTTGATAAAATAAGGAGTTGAGTCAAGTTTTAATTGCCAATTCCCGGTGAACATATTTTTACGATGGATTGATAAAAGGTTCCATTCAGGATGCAACATTTCAATTTCTACATTATTTTTTTGTAAAAAGAAATTTAACAATGTTTGCTCTTTACCACCACCTTCAATTTCATGTATTTCATCTTGTTTTTCTAAATAAAAGTCTAACAAAGATTCAAATATATGAAGGTTTTCGTAACCACAAAAAAGAACTCCGGCATTTAAATATTTCATTAAATCCAATTTTACATCCGGAAAGAACTTTTGTCTCTGTTTAACTGAATCTAATAACCATTTCAAATCACATAAATCATTTACACCGTAAAACTTCCCATATTCAACTTGGTCAAATATATTTGGTGCATCCCAACGAACCATCGTATCTGAATCAATGACTCCGATTTTTTGGTAATCTTGACCAACTAAATACACTTTTTCTTTATTCCATATAGGAAATCGTAGCCTTGGGTCGTTTTCAGTACAAATGTATAAATCAATATTATAACGTTTGCAATAATGTTCCCAAGTTTTGATACAATACTGGGCATATTCAGAATCTTTGAACTTTGAAGTTTCTGAATCGATGCTGGTGATGTAGATTAGATTTTTATTCATTTATGAAAAAGTTGGATTATCTTGCCAATCTGAACCTGCACCAGAACCACCAAATTCTCCTCCACCAAATTGACTTTCGTTGATTATTTCCCCAGTTGACATGATTGGTTCTGACATAAAAACATCAATATTTTCACGGTGTAGCATATAATGACTGAAATAATCAGTTACATTTATATTATTGGTTACAAAAAATCCACGGTCGTCTCTTTTAATATCTTCTGAAAGAGGAGTAAATTCTTTTATCCGCTTATAATATTCACGTTTTTGAATATCTCCATGCCAAATATGAAATAGATTTCCTTTAACGTATGAAATCAATGGTTTATTTCTATTTGGATATTTTAATATTCGTAAATTTTCTCCCTCTGCTAAATAACTCCAAGATTTAATATCCTCTAAATCTCCAAAACTCTTTGAAATGCATGAACACGGAATCTGACCAACAAAGGCATGAGCCATAATATGATCTGCGCCGCCAATCAATGCTTTGTCATATAATCCACCAATTTCTTTAAGATATTCAGTCCTTGCGCCCCAAGCAAATCCAACGTGACCATGAACATCATAATCATCTGACATTGCGTTTTTTGGACATAATCGAACATTTGAACCGAATGATCTCCAAATATTATACATCCGAGCAACTACCGACGGCTGATCATTAATAAAATGTTTCCCTATGTTTTGATCTCTGGAAATGTCAGCCTCATCCCGATTTAAATGAAAGCAATATTCAAAAGGCTGAACGACATTATAATTTTCTAGTTCTTTACACGCATCAATTAACCAACGCTTGTTATCAAAAATTACATCAGTATCTAACCAAAATACATATTTGTATTTTCCTTCTTCAATAATTTGTTTGATTATTTTATTTAACAGTGTTTCTTTATGCCACAAATGTTGGGGAACTATAATACTTTCCTTACAACCATTTTTTGAAAAATGATTCGGAATTTCCGGAACGTCTCCTTCCAGAACACCTTCCAAAATAAAATAATTCAAATGTTTAATACTTTCAAACCATTTATCAAATGCCTTCTTTCGGTATTCGTTTCGTTGCGGGTTGAAATAACAAGCAATAATGATTGCATCTTTGTGGTTGTGGTAACCACTTGTAAATAAATTTTTAAAAAAGTTTACCATTTTACGAAGTAATTTATTTCATTATATCTTCCACCAGTTTCAACTTTTAACCCATCTTCTTTAAGACGGTCAACCGTTTCATTACTTAAATCATCAAATACGCAATAGAATTGTCCTTCTTGCGCAGTTTTTTTAAGTTTGTCTTGGACAATGGCCAATTCTACTGTTTGGTATTTTTTACTGACCGTTTCAGCAAGTTGTCGCAATTCTTCTGCAAAGTTCATATTTTTAATTTGTTATAAACAAGTGAACAATATTTAATTTGATTCAAATCAATCATTACATTTTTCGTCGATCCAGTTTTGTGCTTCTTCATAAGTTTTAAATGATAGTGGGGAATCCCAGTCAATTACAAGTTTAAAATCATTTGTTTTAATTAACCCAAATAAATAAGTTTTGCGCTTATAAATCCAATATTCATAAACATCCCACCATACTTCGGTAGGTTCAATTTTAAAATCTTCTTTTTTCATTTTATATTTCTAAATAATAAAAGTTCAGATAGTTTTTCCGGAAGGCCAGAAGCGTTTATATAATATCGATCTGAATGTGACCATTTATCATATGTAAATTTTGTCGCATTTTCTTTTAGAATTGGTAGCATCCAATCGAGTTCTTGTTTTGTGATATCACTTGATGAAAAACCAAACGATTTCTTTTTCTTATTCATTTTACAAAATTTTCGTGATTTTTAATTGCTTCTGGGTGAGGTACATCAATGAATTGCGCCCATCGTGCTTTGTCTTGTCGGGAAGGGCGAATTATGATTTTATTTTGAACATCTAAACCCGATTCAAAAACATAATTTTGAGTGTTCATTTTTATGTTTTGTAGACCGTTCTCAAAGTCTTGCCAATACTGCTCGTCTTTCCTCCAAATAAGTTCATATCGAAGTTCTTTGTATTTACCAGGTCTCCACCAACAATAATGTCGCACAAAAAAAGAATCTATTTTTTTAAGTTCTTTATAATCTTGTGTCAAATACCCCGAACCCATTTTTCTTCGATAATTATACCAATTATCAAATTTATAAACAAATCTACGATATTTTGGTGAATTTATATTGCAATTTTCGGTATAATATTGGGTTTCTAAAAAATCAATATATTTGACTGATAATCCTTCCCCAATATTCAACTTTGAAACTTCTTCTTGGATTAGTTGTTTATCAGTTTCAAGTAAAAATGAATCGCTTTCAAAACAATAAATTTCATCTTCGATTTCAGGTTCAAAACAACTAATTGATTGGATGTAACATTCGGTTGCAGTTAAATTTGGATGATAAATTTGAGGAATTACACTAACTAAATTTGGATATTTTTCTTCCAAACTTTTAGTCAATTCCCAATCAAACCCGACAATACCTTTACCTTTATAAGTCCATTTACGATTAAATTCTAATTCATCGTTAAATCCTTTATTTTCAGGACCAAGTGGCATTTTTCCTTCCGAAATGAAAATTTGATCAGGATTTAAGGTTTCAATTATATTTGGAATCAAAAACTCCAGCAAATGAAATTCTGCAAAAGATGTTATAACTGCTATTCTTGCCATTCTTTTATATATTTTTTTGCAGTATCAAAACTCAAAATATAATGCTGCTTTAACTTTTTAAATTCTGAAACGGGCCAATTCAAATCATTACATCTTTGTAATTTGATTCGTTTCTTAATGTCATCAATATAGACAACAAATAATTTCTCGTTTTGAACCGAAGTTACAATTGTTCCTACTTTCATATTATTTATCAATTAATTCTAATCTTCCGAGTAATATCCAGTTTCTAACTGACCATTGAGATATTTGAAAATAATCCCGAACTTCTTTTCTGGTTTGAAAAATTTGATTCGTTTCAGTATGGAAAAATGCCTTTTTATTCCATTCTTTACGAGTTTTTATAATCGTTTTTCTCGTTTCTTCCGAATGCTGTTTTCCATAAAACGCATGATTCTCTCCCACAATCAACCCGGAAAACGTTTTACTCATATTTTGTTTATATTCAATCGTGTAAGTTTTCCCAATATTAAATTCAGAAATCTTACGCTTTCCTTCGGATGGATATGGTTTTAAAAATGTCCAATGTTTTTCCCCAGTCATCAATCCAGTTAACGTTTGACTTATTTGCTGTTTAATTTCCGATGACTGAATATTTCCGTTTTCACCACCTGTTCTACAATTATAACATTCGTCCAATTCGATTAATTCCAAAGTAACAACTTCTTTTTCATGGTCACTCGCCGCTTTTCTTGTTGGGTAATCAGTAATAATTTCTTTGGAAAAGTTTTCCTTACCATATTTTTTAATTGCATCTTTCAATAAAGTCCCGGAACCCATATAACCATCATCTAAATTATCAGTAGAATGGATTCCATAATAATATTTACCGTTAATCAAATTGGTAATTTTGTAAAAGTAATTGTGCAATCTTTCATTCTGTTCTTGTTTTGGTTGGTTCATTCAGATTCCTCATGGTATTAATTAAAGACTTTTCAACAAAGAAACTAATCTTCAAACCGTTTTCTTTACAATAACGAACTACAACGTCATGTATAATAGAATCGATTTGTAATGTTTTAAATTTCTTGTCTTGTTTCATACCTATAAGTATCCTAAATTTTACTATTAACTACTAATTCATAGTAGATTTAATGTTAAAGTTTTATTAATGCGCCGACACCGCCCCAGTTTTCATTTCCATTAACAAATTCAAAAACTTCATATAGTTGACTATCAATCATACAAATGTTTGGGTTATCTGACATTCTAACCTTAGTCAAATCCCTCCAAAATTCGCCGACATAGACATTTCTTTCATGATGTCTGTCGC